TTTTTTTCAACCTCCAAAGTCCATTATACAGAAAACTTTCAGCTTGTCAATGATTTCTTGCGGATTTTTTTCAACTTTTTTTCGCAGAGGGATTTTGGGATGATAAGCTACGAGAAAATCAAAGAACTGTGTGAGAATAAAGGGGTCACTGTATCTCAGTGTGAACGAGACTGCGGATTTTCAAAGGGAAGTCTTTGCAAGATAGAGAAAAGCAAGCCCAACGCAAAACGTCTTATGGCATTGTCTGTATACTTTGGGATATCAATGGACGCTCTTGTGAATGGACAAGACGCTGACTACTACGTAGATCAGGCTTCGAAAGAAATCGCAGAACAGATTTACAAGAACCGGGAACTGCACCTGCTATTTGATGCGGCACAGGATGTTTCTCCTAATGATTTGATTAAGGTCAGGGATATTCTGCTTGTGTTGAAAAGGAATGAATCGAGGGAAGATTAACGGACTCGATAGCAGATATGATACGTGAGGAGGTGAGAACAATGTACATCAACCTACAGTATCTGCCGATGCCGAAGGGCATTCACGGGTGCACCGTTTTGAACTCAGACGACGGTTTTACTGTCTTCATTGATCCGGGAGACCCCGACGACGTTCAAAAGGAAGCCTACATTCACGAGGTCGAACACATCAGAAACGGTGACTTTGATAACATCGTGGACAAGAACGTAGGCTTCATTGAGAACAGAGCGCACAAAAAAAGACCCTGAGAAACATGATAAAAACTCAGAGTCTTTCCGCTCAAGTCGCATGGGGATGCAACTCAAGCACACACACAAGAGTATTGTAGCATCCCCTCTTTCTCTTTTCAAGGGGAATCTATATGTACAAATATCTGATGTATCTCAGAAAATCTAGGGCTGACCGGGACTTCTCCGATGAACCCGTCATGCACACCCTCCAACGCCACAAGAAACGACTGGACGAGTATTGCCTCGCCCATGACATAATCGTTCCTGAGTCGAATATCCTCTACGAGGTCGCAGGGGCTGATTCCATCGCCTCAAGACCGAAGATGATGGAACTCCTCTCACTTGTGGAGACCGGGGAATATGAGGGCGTCCTGTGCGTTGACATGGACAGGCTTTCGAGAGGTTCGGGAGCGGATCAGGCACTCGTCATCAACACCTTCAAGTACTCCAACACCAAAATTATCACACCGAATAAGACCTACGACTTCGCCAACGACATGGACGAGCAGTTTGCGGAGCTTGGTCTGTTCATGGCGAAGAATGAGTACCGCCAAATCAAGAGAAGGCTCAGGCAGGGAAAGATAGATGCGGTGAAGGAGGGCAAGTACCCATCGGCTAATCCGCCATACGGCTACGAAACATACAAGCTGAAGGGTCAGAAGGGTTTCTCACTCAGGATAGTCCCCGAAGAGGCGGAGGCCGTCAGGCTCATGTTCAAGATGTTCACCGAGGACAACCTCGGCGGTCACCGCATTGCCAAATGGCTGAATGAGAATGGATACCGTGCAAGGAATGGGAATGTATGGCTTGCCGCTCACGTAAACAAGATACTCCGTGACCCGACCTACACCGGGAAGGTAAGGTTCGCCCACAGGGTCACCGCCAAGCAGATGAAGAACGGCAAGATGGTCACCGTCGAGCGGAATAATGATGAGAATCAGCTCATCTGTAATGGACTCCATGAGGCGATAATCTCTGAGGATGCTTTTAAAAGCGCAGAAACGGTCAGAGAGACACATTTCATCCCTCATGTGAGGAAATCATACTCTACGCAGAATCCATTCGCAGGTTTGCTTGTGTGCGCTTTCTGCGGCAAGACACTGGCGTTGCGTTCCCCCGACCCGTACGGTCGTGCGGTCTTCTGCCCCACCCCGGGATGCCCAACAAAATCGACTTATGTCAAATACATCGAGGAAGAAGTACTCGAATGGTTAGACGACTGGCTTCAGGAATACCGTATGCTCCCCGACGAGGCAGACCATGCCGAAGAGATAAAGGCAAGGGAGACGGCGCTGAAGAAGGCAGAGGCAGAGCTGAAAGCCGAGACCGCCAAGCAGAACCGTATCTACTCTCTCTTGGAGGATGGCATCTACTCCACGGATGAATACAAGGCACGCATGGTCGAGTCGAAGAAACGTATTTCTCAAATCGAGGAAAGGATCAGCCAAGAACAGAATTTGATTTCTGAGCTGAAGCAGTACGCCGCTCAAAGGGATATCATAGCCCCGCAGTTGGAGACCGTCGTAGATCGCTACCGCTCCCTCCCGTCAGCGGAGGAAAAGAACAAGCTTCTCAAGGGCATCTTCGTGAAGATTGTCTACACCAAGACGGTCGGCGGGAAGACCCACGGGAAGGATTATGAACTGGAGGTATTCCCTAGGATACCGAAGCACCCCGACTTAACAGAAGAATAACCGCAGTGACGTATGCGGCTATTCATAGCACGTTTTATCACTGCGGTTATCTTTCTACCTATTACATTGATTCCATCTTTGCGATGAACTTTCTGTACTCTGCTTTGGTTCTCTCGTCCGGGGCAGACTCCATCATATCTCTCAGAGAGTCGAGCATTGCCTCGTCCCCGGAGTATCTTCTAGAGTATCTGCCCATCGAGTCTCTCCTCCGGGCGTAGCTTCTGCCGTAGGAAGTATCATCGGGATACTCGTACATGGGTCTGCGTCCGTAGTTACCGCTGTAGGATTCCTCTTCCATCTCCTCGCCCTTGAGGATGTTCTTCCGTGAATGAGCGAGAGTATCGAGGTACTGAAGCTCAGAGGATGACAACTTGTGACCGTTTGCCACCTTGTCTTCAAGCTCATGCATTTCATCTGTCAGGTATTCACATAACTTATGCATTGTCTTTCTCCTCTCATGCTATTCTTGCCACCGTCAGGTTGCCGTTGATGACGCTAATCAAAGGCGTGGGTGTCACTGTAGGATCGTCTGAACCTGCCACATATTCCACGGACAGGGAGAAGCAACATCCTCTCGGCACCTTGATAATCGCCGTACTGGTTACATTGCCGTACTCATCGACTGCGGCAGGCGTATAGATCGCTCTGCTCGTAACCCTCGGTTCGCCGTTGACACTGATAGCCACGGCGACGGGCGTAATTGCGCCGCCAGTCGGGACACTTACGTTTCCATTGAAGGTAACCTGATAGGTCGCATAGCACTGGTTTGTGACTCCACGGAGAATAAAGACCCCGGTGCCGTCCTCGTGGTAAATATTCCCACGCCGACATGGGATGGATGCATCAAAACTGATGGGCGCATTTAACGCCACGGTCTGTGTCGGTGCAAAATATTCAGCCATATCGTCACCACCTTACGCTACGCCACAGCCACAGCCACATCCACCATTGTTACCGCAAGTGAAAATGGGAGTGTTACCGTAGACGGGCATGGACGGAACCGGGCAGTTTTTCAGGCGATTGTACACGCCATCGATCTCTGCGGACTGACCTGCAAGGATCTGAGCGGTCTGAGCAGTCTGAGAAGCGGCGAGGTTCGCCATGTTGACCTGATTCTGAAGACCGACATTCTCTCTCTGAGCCTGAGCCAGTTGAGCCTTAACGCCGTCCAGTTCAAGGGCGCAAAGTTTGTCAAGAATTGCCTGAGTACCTCTTGTCTGTGAATCAATGATGTCACGGGTGTTATTTGCATCTGCGAAGCGTGTGGCATTTCCTTCGTTCTGGATGATGTTCTGCGTCTGACAGTTGGCAAGCCTATTCTCACAGCAACAGTCAGCAAACTGGCTCTGAATACCATTGAAGCCCTGCATCATAGCAGTCTGAGCCGCAAACGCCTGATTCATGTTTGCCATCTGCCGACCGTTTGCCGCAATTTCTGCCTGTGCGAAGCCGTTGGCAACACCTGCGTTAACCCCGGCAAAACCGTTGCAAAGCTGAGTGGAGATTCCACTGATGCCGTCACGGATGGAGTTGATGCCGCTGTTAATCATCTGATCCCGGAAGCCGTTAGAGGTAAGCTCTGCCTGATTCATCCACGGATACAGCATTGCGCCGTCTGCCGCAAAGCTACCCATGCCACCGCCAAAGCCACCGAAGCCCCAACCGTTACCGCCAAGGAGTAACAGGAGAAGAATCCAAGCCCAGTCTCCACCGAAACCGCCAAAGCCTCCACCGTTGCCGTACATCGGCGAAACAGGCATGACCATTCCCGTGTTTTCGTTTTCTAATGCCATTGTTCTGTTTTCCTTTCCGTTAAACTATTACGGTTAGCAACCATCACCTATCGGATGGTCGGTTACCATTTTGTTGGACTCAACAAAATGGTTCTATACTTACCCTGCAGGAGTTAGTATCTATTTCATGCCTAACATATGAGCAATCTGATTCGCTCTCTGAACAGCATCGTTGTACTGCTGTTGGGAGATGCGCCCGGAGTTCAGCATCTGCTGTATCGCCTGCTGTGGGTCTCCATGAAATGTCTTTTTGAGGTTCTGAATTTGCGAAACGATACTTTTTGTTCCGTTTTGCGGATTCATTTGCTGAAATAACGGATTCATTATTTGCCCCCTTCCAGTTCATTGTAGAGATGGTCGAGCCGTTCACGCATCTTTTCCACCTCTTCCTTAGTTGCATACTCCACGGTCGGATTTGTCTTCGGCTGTGGCTGTCCGTCAAGGATGGTGTACTCCAAGGTCTTTATGCTCGGCATCCCGGATGCGTCAGCGGACTTTAGGTATATCTTCTGAGCATCAGAATCCCACAGGGCAATGGTAGAATTTGGCTGTATCAGATAACTCCTTGCCGCCTGTTCGCCTTGAACCCAAATGATGGAACTGCTCTGTGTCTGCGGTTGCGGCATCTGATACTGTGGGAAATATTGCTGATAGTTCATCGGGAACCCATTGTTGTAAGCCATTATGTCTCCTTCTTCCATGCGTAAATCACAGTTTCCTTGCCGCAATCCCAGTTGTCGAAGTAGCTACCGTCTATGACACATACTGCGTGACCGCCAGTTCCTAAGACAAATGTCCCCTTTGGATGCTCTTTGCAGAAGTCAATGACGCTGTAACAGTCAGGGCAAGAGCTTGGGATTATATCCCTTGAGAAGCCATTCTGCCTTAACACACTGCCCCACACTGCGTCTGAAGAAGGCATGTCACACATCTGAAAGCCGTTCTTGGCTATCATGGTATAGGCAGTCTCCCAGTCTGTCTCCAAGGCTTTCGCTACAGACCTGACGGCACAGTCGCCAACTCTTCTGCTTATTGGATTATTATTAAATTCTATCCAGTTTCCTGCCATGTCAGTCCACGCTCACATCTGATTCAAGGTCTGTTATGTATTGGTCAAGTTCACAAATCATCCCACGGCACATGTACTCATCGTACTTTTTGAATGCGTCCGGGATACTGAAGCCTAATCTGATTAATCGGTAAATGTAACAATCCATCTCGCCACCTCCTGCCTATATTTTCGCATTAAAAAAGCACCCTCACAATGAAGTGAGAGTGCAAGTTTAGTGCAGTATTGTACGTGTGCTCTACTATATTGAGCGTCATGTTGGCGCATTACCGTCTTTGATTAGACGGGAACCGATACCACTGTTCGTTGCTGTCGCACTTTTATCCAAAGCAAGATGGAACATGCCACCATGTCCTCCTGCACCTGCGCCGCCTCCGATTAAGCCTATGCGTTCAGCGGAGTTTTCGGTGCGGAACTGGTCATGCACGTATTGTGTATAATCCCCAGAAATGGTTTCGTCCGGTATAAACGCCCACGAATTTCCATAAGAAAATCCAAATCCCTTTATTAGACCTGAAGTACCCATGGATATACCAGTATATGGTAATTGGCTACGATCTCCAGTGTAGAAATTTAACGCTGCCGTATAAATCAAGCCGCCAAAATTTATTATGCCATCGATGTATTCTCTTGCGTTGCTGTACGGGTCTTCGATCCATCTATATTGGTTATGTGCTTTTGATACTTTAATAGTATGGTATACAGCGGCGTCCGTACCGCCCATTGCGCCCATGTCTCCAGTATCCCACCCAGTGCCAAGAACCGTCTGCGAGTCAAAATCAGCAAACTCAACAAGGTACAACCACTGTACCGCAGACCATGTGGCGAAATCTAGCATTCTCCATCCGCTTCCGTTGGTCTTGCTGTTACTGTAAGTCCGATAGTTCTTAAGAGATTTGTTCGTATATGGAAGAATACCTGATTTCGTATAAACCCCTGAAGCACTGCCGGATGTGTGATACCTTCCGATATACTTGCCCGACCCGGGGTGAAGTGAAAACCCGTTTTCCTCCACGGGCGATATTTCCCAAGTCCATGTATTGTTTTCTGTATCCTTCACAGCCTTGTAGTAGAACGGTGGAATCCAAACAACGGTATCATTATTTGTTTGGTCAAAGCGTGAATCGGTATCAGGAATCACAGTTCCGTCAGACAGTACATTGTACCGTTTCATGTCAGACCATGGATAGAGTCTATCAAACGGAGAAGAACCAGTTTCGCTTACGCTCGTAGCGGGACTTGGGTTGGCAAACTTTGCGGATGCATCAATACGGGTGAGAACGGAGCTTGGGTTGGAATAGTCCCATAATACACCGTAAATATGCGGTTCTTCAAATATGTAGTCCGCATATGTCGACCAGTTCGTTGCATTCTTGTATGCATTAAGAATGCTGTGGTCTTCGCTGTATGGGACGTAGATTTTGCAGTCGTCGGCAATACTATTGAATGCATTTTTGTTTGCAAGGGTAGGCGGCGTGGTTGCAAGCAAATGATATTCCGATATACCGTAACAACTGCTGAACGCATAGCTTCCGATACTTGTCACACTGTCCGGGATTGTGACTGATGTAAGGGAAGAACAACTACCGAACGCATAGTTTCCGACACTTGTCACTCCGTCCGGGATTGTGACCGATCTAAGGGGATAACAATTGCTGAACGCATAGTTTCCGATTCTTGTCACACTGTCCGAGATTGTGACTGATGTAAGGGAATAACAAGTGCTGAACAAACTATTTCCGATACTTGTCACACTGTCCGGGATTGCGATTGATATAAGGGAATAACAATTGTAGAACGCTTTATCTCCGATACTTGTCACACTGTCCGGGATTGCGATTGATATAAGGGAATAACAACTGTCGAACGCACTTTCTCCGATACTTGTCACACTGTCTGGGATTGTGACTGATGTAAGGGAATAACAATTACTGAACGCATAGCTTCCGACACTTGTCACTCCGTCTGGGATTGTGACTGATGTAAGGGAAAAACAACTGCTGAACAAACTACTAGCGGGAGTTGTCACACTGCCCGTGATTGTGACTGATGTAAGGGAATAACAATTACTGAACGCATTGCTTCCACTAATTGTCACTCCGTCCGGGATTGTGATTGATGTAAGAGAATAACAACTGTTGAACGCACTAGTTCCGATACTTGTCACGCCGTTTCCGACTTCTACCTGCGTTATTCGCCCACGATTATAAGAATATGTATTTGATCGGTCTCCATAAATCGACTGCCCGGAAGCGGAAGAAACTCCTTCACCAACAAAAGAAATCGTTCCAGTATTTACCTTCAACTTGATGACGTAGTCACCACCAGTGGCATATTCATGCGGATAGTTGGTAGCAGTGGTAGAGCCTTTGGTTTCTACAGTCCCGTCACCCCAGTCGATAACCACATTGTTCGCAACGGATGAAGTGAAACGAACATAGAAAGTGAGCCTGTTCTGCGGAGTATCCTCATCAATATGGATATAGATACGGGTATCTCCAGTATCGGTCGTGTACATCTGACCGACATTCAACGAGCCGTACTTCTCCACGTAGCTCTTAGCCTTCGCAAGCGACCAGTTCCACCCCTGCGCTACCAAGCCTTCATGGGAAGGGTTTGACGGCATGGCAGAAATACCAAGGAACTCATCTTTGGCGTAATGCTTAACAAGTGAGCCGTCATAGTCGATGAAATTCACACCGCTTTCAACAGCGCCACCGCCACCGCCACCAGTGGGGACGTTGACAACGGCAGAGGCATAGTCTGTTACATCGACTGTGCCGTTCTGCGTGATGGGTATTGATCCCGATGGTTTCTTGTAATATGGAAATGATAAAGGTATGTTTGCCATCTGCCTCTCCTTTATGCCTCAACCAGTTGTATCGTCAGGTTCACGCTCGGAGCATCCACAGCATAGAATGTAACAGTGTTCGCCCCGGTCTCCATGTAGACAAGAAGGTTTGCCGCCTCATCTATGCTTGCTTTGCTCGTGACGGTAGTCCCTGAGGGGTACAACACTGTAGCACTCGGCTGATTGTCTGCGGTCATGCCCTGAACGGTTACGCTCTGTGCGTAATATCCTGAACTGGAATCCAAAGTCCATGAGCCTGTTACCAGTGTGACCCGATTGATAATGGGGGACGGAAGGTACGCTCTGTCAATCTCTGCGTCCGCATTCAGAGGAGCAACTCCGTTCGCCGCACCTTTCTCTTCGGCAGGGATTCCACTTCCACCGCTTCCACCGCCACCCTTTTCAGCTTTATGCCATGTGAGGTTCGCACCGTCAAAGAAATAAGAGTATCCAGTGTCAATCTCATTGAATTGAGTGCCGTTCTCTACGTTTGTTGGCTTCTCATCGGTAGACATGCCGACAAGAACTGCGGTTCTCCATCCAACTCTCTTATGTGTAATCATAAAGCCTCCTTTATAGCCATCTGCCTGATTCGGATTTAATCCAACTCATGTGCGGTGCGTCATAGTAGAAATACTCACCAGTGTCCATTGCGTAGTATTCCGCTCCGTTTTCCACATCCGTTGGCTTTTCATCATTCGCCAACCCTCTTATCTGATACGTTTCGTACCCCGTCTGAAAGTAGGTAAACATAAGTCCTCCTTGCAAAAGCATTTACGTTTTATTATGCATCTGTTTCAGACGCAAAAATATCATTGCCTCATGTTTATATACGATGTTTTTCACTTGCCTGTCAGACAGACCGAATTCTTCCGCAAGCTTCTCAAAGGTGATGCCGTCAATGTATCTTCTCTTGAGAAGGTTTCGGTCACGCTGAACATGAATGTATTCATCGATTACAAGTTCAATTTGGCTGTTCGTGTACTCCATCACTTTCCGTTTCGCCAGTTCCGAATACGCCCAGTTCCGTGGCACATGTTACACGGAATATAGCCTGAGTTGCCGCCAGTCTTACGCTTGCGCTTCTTCGTTTTCTTAATCGTTTGTGTAGCCATTGACTATATCTCCATCGTTGCCAATATAGTTGTTGTAGCCACCATCGTTTCTCTGCGTGATCTCTGTGGTTTCTTCCACAGAGAACTGGCTCTCGTAGTACACCCACATGCCGTTGGAAATCACAAGCGCAGTAAACATAATGATGCACAATATCCACAGCCTTTTGATGGTGCGTTCAAACCTCACCATCGTTCCTTCGTATACAATGTATGGTATCGGCTCGTTCATTTCGTAAACTCCAAACTAATCCATCGTTTCCCGCTGTTCTCATAAACCCCGACACAAGCACCAGTGAAATTGCCGTTCAGTATGTTTGCTTTGTGAGATTCGCTGTTCATCCATGCCCTCACAATGTCCTGAGGTGTCTTGTAATTCTTGGCAAGGTTCTCGCCGTATATCCTATCGTCAGCCGTGTAGTACGGCATTCCGTTAGGACGTGTATGACTCCACTCGACGGACGATTCTTGCGCCCTGATGTTGGATGCTTCTGAGATGTCGGAGCGGTATGACAATGCATTAACTCCAACCTTTGCCCTCTCTTGATTTATCAATGCCAGTAGTTCCTGAATCATACATCCCATACGTACTGATATCCGTCATCGTCCGACTTGCACAGTGCGCCCTCAAGGTCGCCGTAAGGCATGAACAGACAGAGCTTTTCGTCTACGTTCTGCCACCCGGTAAGCATTGCCCCCTTGGAGTCGAAGTAGTACCAGTGGACTTTCGTGCCGTTGGTTTCCTTAATCTTCTTCCATCCGTAGGAGTTCTGACCATACTCGTCCTGATAGTACCATGTGCCGTTGTTCTTTACCCAACGCCACCCTTCTTTCTTGATTTCGTAGATGAACTCTACGTGGCCAATCTGAAGGGGACGTCTCGGATCGTTACCGACGAAGAGCAGGGCGTCACACTCCTTCAGGACTTCGGGATTCATGACGTGTCCTTCCTTGATAATCACCGGGACTGCCTCAAACTTCGATGACTCATAGATCCCTGCGGTGTTCAGCCATCCGACATCATGACCTGCTTTCTTGTAACAGGCATCGCCCGAAGACGAGCAATCGGAATAGTACCTCCCTTTGTACGGAGTGAATACGTACTCCCTCAGGTCTTGGCTGTAGTAGTTTCTCCCAAGTATGGATTTATATGCCTCATGGAACTTCTGCCGTTCCTCGTCCGTGATGCCCTTGAGCCTCCTGACAGCAATCAGACCCTTATGCTTTCCGTTATCGGCAATAAGTTTGTAGCGGTTGGTCAGGTATGACTCCATATTTTTCAGAGTCGGATAGCCCGAACCATGCCCACATAATGTTGTCCCTTTCTCAGTAGCCATGATTACTCCTTATTTCCAAGCTCAGCCATGACCGGGGTAAGCACTGCCATCACCAGTGCGGTAATGACAGGCTTGATCTCCGGGGGGATGGACACGAAACCGACCAAGAGGTCGATGTTTGAAATCAATACACCTATCACGCCCTGAACGATGGTACGAGCCAACTTCATTTCGGACGTGTTCTCTGATAAGAATCTTTTAATCATTGCCTTGTTTCCTTCCCTTCAATCGTGTCGATACGCTTATGGGCTGACTTTGCCGAAGCTTCGACGGTTGCAACTCTCTCCCTCAGGTTCTGTACGTCTTCCTTGACACCACGCATATCGCCCTTTATCTCGGTTATGCCCTCCGCTATGTTCTCTAGCTTGATAAGGACAGTCGTAATCTGCCCGGTGTCCTCTTTTTCACTTGCCCTCACAAACTGGTAAGCGGAGAACAGCAGGGCGAGGGCTGATATGATATATGGGATGTATTCTCTCATGTTGTGGTCTCCGTGGTTTCCAAAAGATTTATCTTGTGATTCCCATCATAGCATAATTAATCTGCGTGTGGAGTTTTGCCAAAGCCTTAAAGAAGGTCTTCCACCGCAGAGCGGTACTTCGGCGGTACATCGTCAATGGTGTACGCCATGCCCGTCTTCGGGTTGATTACTCTCCTCTTGATGAGGTCTGCATAGATTCTCGCTCTCATTCCTTATCCCCGCTTTCGTACAAATCTACAATGGCTAACTCCACGTTGTTCAGCGACTCCGTGAGGCTCTTGTTCTCATCGATCAGTGCGTCGATTTCCTGACGGTCGGTCGGGATGGGGTCGATGATGACCTTCTTGCCTTCTACGCCTCTCTTGAATAGACCGTTCTCGTAGATGTCTCCCGGCTGAACAGGAATCTGCGTTACCTCTACAGCAAAAGCCTCGTTGCCGTAATCCATCCTTGCAATCTCATTGCAGTTGTAGAAGTCACCGACGATGACGTTCTTGACTTCGTTCTCGCTAATCAAAGCGAATACTTCATGACAAACCATATATCCTCCTTAACCAGTACACATGACAATGACCACACCGCTACCGCCTGCGCCGCCTGATAATGTTGGCGTATCGGATGCTCCAACATAGCCACCACCACCTCCGCCACCGCTGTTTGCAGTACCGGCAGTTCCCGCAACGTAGTTTTTATAACCGCCGCCGCCTTTGCCGCCGCCGTAAGAACCGCCTGCGCCTGAGTGCGAATTGTTATAAGCAGAGCCACCACCTCCGCCACCGCCTGCGTAAGCAGTACCAGTCGTGAAGGCTTTTGTAGTCGTGCCTTGCCCGTTTCCGCCAGTATATCTTGCACGGGATGAAGTGGTTACGGAACTGGAACTTATTGCATACCCGCCGTTGCCACCATTTGAGCCACCGTCAGCTCCGTGATGTCCACCAGTGGAATCCGTTGATGTTGTGTTGCACATGCCACCACCACCGCATCCACCGCTTCCACCGCCTTTTTCCGAAGTGGTGATATCCCCGGTGTTTCCGATTCCACCACTGCCACCATTCGCAGTGTATGAGCCAAACTTGGACTGACCACCGCTACCGCCACGGGATTTGTTTGCTGTATTAATAGCACCACCGCCACCGATTGTGACAGCGAAGGACTGACCGGGGGTTACGGAAAATGCAGAAGTATTCGTGACATAACCGCCACCACCGCCTGCACCGCCTTGGCCGCCTGCACCGCCACCACCGACGATGCAAGCTTTCATGCTGTACCATCCGTTAGGCACTTTCCAAGCGGAGTTTGATGCGGTGATGGTCACCTGCGACCCAACGTAATTGGTTGGCTTGCCAGTAGCCGTTCTTGAAGTCGAGCACCAGTACGTCACGCTGTTGATCGTGATGTATGAGAATGCCGCAAAGGCGTGGTTCTGATTGGCAGTAAGACCCGTCTTCTCATAGCCCGTCTTCTTCGTATGGTCAGCAGTATAAACATCACCACCTGCACCAGTCGCAAGATTCGTGCCCGTGTTTCTGTTTGCCGGGGCGCTCGTGGAGTTTGCATTGTACCTGACATTGACTCCAGTCCAATGAGTGGACGGCTTATCCCAGTAAACGATAAGGCTGTTCGACTTGTTCGCATTCAGGTATATGGCTCCCGGAATGTTCAGTTTTACAAACTGAGCGGACGCCGTAGCGCCAGTTACGGCTACCGAAGAGTTGTTGCCTTCTGCCTGATAGGATGCACCGTTGTTTGAGCCGATGTCGTACGTGCCCTTACACAGCACAGTGACAGAAGCAACGCCAGTCGATGAGTTCGCCGTAGCTGAATACTTGATGCCTGAATTTGACTGGTTCGTCAGCGTGATGACCGCATTGGGATTTGCCTTGACGGTGACAGTGGATGACCACTTCGACGTTACAGTATAAGTACCGCCGTCTGCCGTGACATTGACCGAGCTTGAAGAGCCATCAGAAGACGTGATGGCATAAGTACCAAGTTTGCGTACACTCAAAGTCGCTTTACCGCTAGAATCGAGGGTTCCCGACACGGAGTACGAATCAAGCGTTGCGGTCACCGTGAACCCCGCATTACCAGTCACGGCGATGTAGGAAAGAACGATAACATCCGCAGTGTAGGTCGTTCCGTTTGCGGTGACAGCCACGCTCGTAGACGCTCCATCGGCAGAAGACACTGTGTACGTGCCCTTCTTCCTGACGGTGATGTCTACGGTATCAGTAGGCGTTGCCGATCCCGCAGTACCGCTCTCGGTATACGTCCCCAACTTTGCGGTAACAAGGATGCCCGAGTTCGCCGAAGCTCTGATGATGGACTCCCACTTCACAACGACCTCGTAGGCGGTATTGGTCTTCACCACATCGACAGTCGCCGTAGCGCCGTCAGAGGAGGTCAGGTTGTACCTGCCCTTCTTCTTGACGGTGAACGTGGCCGTTCCCATCGTTGCCGTGATAGTTTGATTCAGCGTGGCATCATCTGATTTTGCCAGTGTGATGGTCTCGCCGATATTCGCAGTCACTACGATGAATGACTTGAATGAGCCTGAGCCACCAACCTTGAATCCTACTCCCATTTAGACTCCTTTCAGGACAATCGGAATGTTCACGGACGGCTTATCGCCGTTGCATCTGAACTTTACCTTCCCTGCCATAGTCTCCATGCTTGAAATGTATCCGTATGCCTCAGCCACAGCTTCGGATGTTCCCGTCGGGCTGAGGGCGTACTCGATGTTCATTGCCGCAGTCATCCCGGCTACCGTGACCTCCTGAGTATACGGAGAGGTCTCAGACCATCCCGTTGACTGCAAGGTGATGTCGGTCGTGTGCACCATCTTGGCGAAGGCATCATTCACCGTGGGGTCACCAGTAAGACCCAAAGCCGCCGCAGTCTCATCCGAGAGGAGGTTCGCCTTGTTCAGGGCAGTACCAACCTCCGTCGGTTCATCGGCGAGGAGAAGGTACATATATCCAACGAGGTTACCGCTAGAATCATAATTGGCGTACCGTCTCGCTCCGTTTGACAATATTTCTGTGCCTACTCTATCTTTCATAGTCCTCCTTCGACCCCGCTCATGGTGATGCCACAGCGTGTCCAGTTTGCACCTTCATAGTTGATTGCATCGTACACGGCGATGATGAGCTGTTCGATCTGATTGGCGGTTTGGAAGTTCAGATTATCCATGTTCTGCGGAACTGGAATCGTTATTCCTCTCACACTGCTTTTTAAAAGCGTCAGGTCGGTCAGAAAGGCGTTCATTTGTGCTTGGGTGGGAATATCTGCCATCGTCCAGTCTTGCTTGGCTGTGACTTGTATATGGTGTCCTCCTTGGAACAGCAGGTTGCCTACAAATTCCACAGCCCGTCCTACTCTGTTCAGGTCGGTGAAGTTGTATGCTCCCTTCATCCCTGCCAACCACTCTGCCTTCTCCTCGTTCGTGATTGTACCGTCGAGCCACTTGGCTGTCAGGGCACTCACACGATTCACATCGGCTTGCGTTCTGTCTGTTACTAATTCATCTATAATCATGCGAGTCCCTTCACTTTCAGTTGTCCGCTCAAGGCTCCGTTGAAATTGATTGTGTCCACAAGAACAATACCATATACCACGTTGTCGTAGAGCGTCTGTAATGAGATGATGTCTCCCGCCTCCAACTCAGGGCTTCCTCTGTATGCCGCATCATAAGTATTTCTCAACTGGAGATACGTTGCCACATGGGCGGCGTGGGCATCGGCCATTGCCTTGTTCGTAATCAGTCTGTTCTCTTCGACGTCATCCTCACCCGATGAGCCATACTGATACGTATGAACGACAGAGCCTTCGTTGATTGAAATGCCCTCGACCACAATCGTCTTCGTTCCCGGGGTCAGCAAGATGTCTGCCGCCTGAGAATAGATCTGAGAAGATATCACGCTACCGCCTGTCACGCTTATCGTTATGTCACTCGCCAACTGGTACTCGATATGGAGGAACTCTTCGTCGGTGGTAGCCTCGTACAGCTTGGTGGTATTGGAATCGCCCTTCGTGTAGGAGTACTCCGCAACTGTTACATTTCTCAGCTTATCAAGCTTCGTGGTAACAATCGTATCCTGTTTGATAGCGGCAAGCGTCAGGGCGTAGTCGGTTTCAAAGTAGGCTACTCGTGATACCCTTGCTCTTCTGTACGGAATCCTTGAAGACTCCACAGAGGCAACGAAGTATTCGCAGTCCTCATACTCCGAATCGACATTGAAGGTAACGCCATTAGGATGAACAGTCTTGGTTCCGATGACCTCATCATCACGGTCGTAGTACGTTACCGTCAGGGTCTCGGGGTATTCATCAAGCACGTCATCGAAAGTAATTACTACTCTCGGGACATCATGAAGTATATCGAACCGCTTCGTCCACTGAGCACCAAGGTCCTGACCATTGGCATCACTCATCGCCTCAGATACATATCCTCTCGGTGTAGAGATTGGAACCGTGGCGATAACTTGAGGAGACCCGAGCACCCATCTGTTCAGCTCTAGGGTGACATAAGTAGCATCTCTGTCTCCGCCGTAGTCAACCGACTCCCAAGAAGAAATCCAAGGATGACCATTGTCTGACAGCCTTCCGCTGAATACTCCGACCGGGGTAACGCCAAACGGCGTCAGGTGAATCACGTTTTGGTCATCGGTGTACAGTCTACAGTTACATGCGTGGGCTATCATCTGAAGGCAAGATGCATGGGACAGGATCGGCATCGGTGCTGTGGTGTACATGTTCTTAAGGGATTCGTCTACATCCCAAGGGTCTGCACCTGATGCTGACGGTGTGAGATTTGCGTCCTCCAGTACATCTACCGCAAGGTCATAGAAGTTTGTGTTTCCGAGCATTCCCTTGTAGTAGTTTCCAGTCATCGTAGCCAGTAGCCCGGTTCCGTTGAACGTGACCTTGGAGTTTGAGAAGGTCGGCTTGTTATCCAGTGAATAGGTATCCGTTGCCAACCACTCTACCGTGCCGTCATCCAACTTATAACCATATGCTACGTTGATGGGAGCGCCTCGGTTGATTGTGGAGTACACGCCCGACGGGTTATCAGGGTCGAACTTATGTTCGTAGTCGAGGATTGTGAATGAGAACTTTTCCTGAGGAAGCCGTCTCGACAGCGGGTCTACGTCCACGCTCTGACTGCACCCTACGAGGTCTGCATTTGTATAGGAGTAACCGATACCCCACAGGGTAGTCAGCACCCTCGGTCTTCTGTACGGCATCAGCTTGGAGATGTTTATCTCGATATGCCGTGTGGTCTCGCAGACCTGAGCCACTTCCTCAGTGACCTTGCTCGGGAGGAACGGAATATCATATTCAATCTCGTCCTCGTCAACAAAGGTCATTCTCGCAGAAAGCGGGAACTCATTCGTAGGGGAATCAAACGTAATGGTGATACCCGCCAAGGCATGAGAGAACTGAAAGTCTCTCGATATGGTAAAGTCAACGTCTCCGTTGGCATCGCTCATGACGTCACCAACCAATCCGACGTTGACAAGGTTGTTTCCGGGAAGCACAATCTGCCGTCCGTTCAGCGCCCACCGATTCAACTCAAGGGTAGCCACCGTCTCGGAGTAGTCATGGGCAAAGTCCAAAGTTGAGTTGTTAGACCAACTAAGGACATTGCCCTGCCACTTTCCGTCAGAACCCGCAGACACATCAATGTTGCCGAATGCGATACCGACAAAGCTGTGGTTCCGCAACAGCTTCGTCATTTGCGCTTTGTATGCTTTCGTCGCAGTCTTCATGTCTTAATCTGCTCCCGTGTCTATCAGGTTGCACTTACACTCAATGTATTCTTTTGGAAGCCCGGTCTCCCAGTCAATCTTCCAAACCTTCGCAGTTCTGTCGCCGCAGTAGAACTTCCTAGTAGTCCACTTGTTATGAACCATGTCGGGATACTCGACGGTGACGATGAATTTCTCCATCTCCTTGAGTATCATCGACCATGTCTCCGCATCTAGCCAAGGCCATACTAGGTTATCCAACTTAGCGACGTCCCTGCCTACCTTCTGACCGACCATGACTCCGTTACTGTTTCTCGCTGAATCCACCATCGTGGCGGTCATCAGCGTTAAATCTCTGCTCATATAGGGGAAGGGCTTACCGTTCACCCTTATGAAACAATCATATGGTACTTTAGCCACGGTAAACCCTCCTTAGTATGAATTCGCAAAAGCTCCTCTGTTTACAGAAGCGCCTCTGCTCTGCTGATATCTTGCATTTGCTCTGCCGATTGCGTCATCTCCGATGGAGACTGAGAAGTCCTTGTCCTGAACCGCTGAGATCAGCGTGTAGATTGCGGAGACAACTGCGGTGTTGGCGTTCTGCACACCTGCGGAAATACCGCTTACGATTTGGTCGTTGTTGGCGACTGCGGTCGTGCCGTTGATAGTACCGACCATCTCAGGCCCTGCCTCTCGTGCGATGAACAACTGGCCTTCCGTCGGAAAACCACCCGATGCAAATGGGCCATCATAAGAACCGCCGTAAATACTCACACCACCAGTGTCCGTTACTTTGACCTCGTTGGCTTCACGCTTCGCATCGGCCAAATCTGTGAATGCACCTACAAGGTTTTGAATCGTGTCGATTGCGGGGCCGAAGACCCTGCTGATTACATCGCCTATCGCCTCGACTGCCGCAACGACTGTGTCTTTTACAGTTGAGAACGTCCTTCCGACAGGTTCGACCGCTTTCAGCAACTCGTCAATCTTCTGTTTGGCTTCGTCAATCTTATCCTTGATAGCCTTTTTGATGGCTTCCCACTTCTCTGAAGTGTCCTTTTTGATTTCTTCCCACTTGTCAGAAATGGTTTTTTTGAAATCGTCCCAGTTTTCCTTAATCTTGCCTTTGATGTAGAACCACGCAAGAGAAAGAACTGTCTTAATAGACTCCCACTTATCCGAGGTGTCAGACTTAATCTGTTCCCATTTTTCTTTAATGGTAGACTTCAAGTTTTCCCAAGTCTCAAGGGCTTTCCCTTTGATGTAGAACCATGCAAGGGAAAGAACTGTCTTGATAGACTCCCACTTATCCGAGGTGTCTTGCCTTATTTCGCCCCATTTATTGGAGATTTTTGTTTTGACGTTTTCCCAAGTTTCGTGGGTATTTTCAACAAGCTTTTCCCAAGCTTCACGAATATGTTCCTTGATGAAGTCCCACTTTTCTTCGACATCTTCCTTGATATTCTTTGCAGAACCCTTGACTTTGTCTTCGATGCCAAGCCATTTTTCCTTGGCAAGCATTTCCAACTCATCCCACTTTTTGGAAGAATCAAGGTTCATGCCGCCCCAAGATGTTTTCACGCCATCTTCGGCTTCCTCAGCCTTTTGATTGATGACATCGCTGATGGAGTACCATGTCATCTCGCTGTCTGCCTTTACTTCAGCGTTCGTATCGCCGTTGAATTGCTTCAACTTTGCCCACTGGTTGCCAAACTTCTGAGTAATGGCTCCCCAAACGCCGTCAAGTTTTTCGCCTGCGCTCTCCCATGTTCCCTTAATGTCTTCGCCGATATCCTCTTTGTTCTCCTCCCATGTATCACGCATACCATCGAGGAATGAGTTGCCGCTTTCTGAGCCGATTCGATATGGTTCACCGTTCTTGTCTTTGATGCCAAGAGCATCCGCAAGAGCAGTAAGGAAGGGATCTGCGACATGTTCGCTAATCCATCCACCGACATCAGAGAATACAGAGGCAATGCCTTCAAGGAAATGTGTACCGACTACGTTTCCGTCTTCATCTATATCAAGGAACTTCTCGGAGAAGTATTTTTTGATGTCTTCAACTGCGGCATCAAGGAACGAATCAACGGTGCTTACAGCCGCACCGATAGCGCCACCAAGCAGTTCCCAAAAACTTGTTGACAAATCGCCCCAATCAATCGCTTTGAGGCCTTCCCAAACAGCCGTCCCGACTTCAGACCAGTCTATGGTGACGATAAAGCTTGCGACACCATGTGCGAGATCTGCAAAAGCAGACGTTAACGCTCCGGCTAAAGCGGACACGTCCTTTGCAATGTCAATGTCATTGATGAAGTTGCCAAGGGTTTCTCCAACGCTTTCCCAGTCGATTCCGTTCATGAATGTGTCAATAGCTGTAGCTATCCCCTGCACACCTTCATCGATTGTCATCGCAAGGATCGGAAACCTTGATGCTATTTCGTCGAACCATCCATTGAAGGCGTCTGACAAAGACTGCCCAAAGTTTTCAAAATTAAAATTGTCTACAAAACCGAATATCGTATCAATTACGACAGTTATCTGTTTTGCCCAAAGCGCTCCGAATGTTTCCCAGTCAACCTGATTTGGATCGAAGAACTGGTTCACAAACTGAGCAAGCCCCGTGCCAATATTGATGAAGTCTATCTCATCAACAACGCCAAACATGAAGTGAATCGCATTATCAAACTTTGTTGCCCACTCTTTGCCGATTGCCTCAAAGTCGATGGAATTGACAAGTGCATTTACTCTGCCACCAAGGACACGCCCTGCGCCTTCCCAGTCACCGTTCTCGATTCTCTCTTTCATGAGTTGCGCCCAGTCGGCATACTCGGCTTTTTCAAACATGAGGGCGTAGTCTTCTGCGGTGAGACCGCCACCGCCTCCACCGCCTCCGCCTCCCTTGTTTTTGTCACTCAAGAGGTTGAGTTCGTCAAATCCCATGACGAAGTCCTTCATCTTGTCAGCGGCGTCTCCCGCCGCACCGCCTGCTCCCTTAGCGGCTTTAGCAAATTCCTGAGGTGCTTTCACTGCCTTTGTCCAAGACAAAGCGCCGCCAAGGATGGCGAACAACTGGTTCAATGCATTGACAAGGGTAACTACGGCGTCTATAGCGGCGTTGATCGCCGGGGTAAGCGCTGTGAGTATCGGAGAAGCCGCCGCACCAATGGAGTTCTTCAAGTACATAAACGATGTCGCAAGAGAATCCATCGTCGCCCTGAACGGGCCACCAGTGACTATCGACCACTGGTAAAGGTTTGTTACACCTTCCTTCAGTCCCTTTACGACTTCCATGATTGCGCCACGGATGGCTCTCGTCATGGCAATTCGTGAGATACTTGCTCCCAACTTCTGAAGCGGTTTTAGTACACTGCTGATGCTCCCGGCAAGTCTGTCTTTAAACGCACCCGCAAGCCGTGTGACCCCTTTGATTGCAGGGACGACAGCAAACTTGGCAAACGCCCTAGACACACCAAGCACGGAAGATCCGACAGATGACATCACAGAACCAAGACCTTCAACCGACTTTTGGAAGCCCCCGACATACTGTGATGAATTTCTTGACGCCTCCCCTAAAGCACGGACGGCGTCCGCCGCCTTTGTGCCTTCAAGTCCATGAAATGCGCTTTCGTGCTCTTTATACCCAAGACCAACACTTGCTTTCTGTTTGGCATTTCCGACCGCTTTATCAATACGCTCTGCCTGTCTCTTGCGGATATATGCATATTCTGCTTGAGAAAGCGATGACACAGCACCGGGGATTGCGCTCTGCACATTCGCCCTACTCTCTTCTGCTTCCTTGACGGCACGGGTAGCGTCTGCAAGTCTTTGCCTAGATTTTGTCAGGTTATCCTCAGCAACCATCGCACGTTCCTGTGCGTCTGAAAGGGCAGACGTTTCCCCCTTCAACCCGGTTACTTCAGAAAGTATTTTATCGGCTTCCGCAGATTTTGCCGCCGCCGCTTGCAGGGACTGCGTATAGTCCCTTATGACACCGCTGAACATTTCATAAACCTGAGCGGAGTCCTGAATGGTTGACGCTTTGGGTATTACAGTCAGCGCATAACTTGGGCTTTCTTTAAGTCCAAGCATTTCGTCACGCATATCCGCATACTGCGCCTGATAGTCGCAAAGCAGTTTTACTGATTGTGCGGCTTCTGTTGCCTTCTCGGTCACGTCCTCATACGGCACGGTAACGGCAGGTTTGTCTGATACCCAGTTATAAATCAACTTGTTGCCCATAAGAGACGGGTCTCTCGGTACAACATCAGGCACCTGCTTGGTCGCCGCTCTGAACCTGTCCATGACCTCCACATATTCGTTAGCGGCGTCTGTTGCCGCACGAGCGTGTCTTGCGGCTTCCGCAAAGCCACCACCTAGATTTGATTTTGATGTTCTCGATATTGCACGTATGGACTCGGCGATTGATTTTAAATCTCCCGCAACACTTGCCGCAGACTTCAACCCCATTAGGGCGTTTTTGAGATTTGTAATCGCAGATACGGCAGAGGATGTATCCTGTTGTAAATCAAGTTCCAGTGTTGCCATGATCGGTCTCCCACTTCTTCCTCATTGCCTTAAATGCTTCTATCGCCTTCGCACGTTCCTTCTCGGCGTTTTCTTCATTTGCCTTTTCTTCAGTTCTGAAAAGGTCGATAGGCTTCTCAAGATACTTATGCACCCGCTTGCTGAAAGCGTTGGCAAGCGCAGTCTCCGTAGCCTTAAAGAAGTACAACCCTTGTAGCCACAATTCCTGATTTCTCATTTCGATTTGCAATTTGTGGGCTTTGTAGAATGAACGTGCAAGGTAGGGGTCACCTTCCCAGTACTCCTCCGCCGTCATTCCGATGGCGAGAAAATACGGGAAGGCTTCCTCAAAGTACTGACCAAACGTGAGAATCTCCGATGGCTCTGTGTTTACAGTTCCACCGTCAGCTTGGAGTTTTTTCTTTCTTCCTCCGTCTTGGTAGCCTCAAAGGGCTCAGTGTAAAGTTGAAACAACCTTTCAACGAGGCCTTCCGGGAGACTGCCGATGCCACCCCACTCCTCAAAGATCATCTTGTCGGTCTTCTCACGGGATACGTTCTTGTGATGCGCCCTGAAGGCGTAGTAGAAGAACTCCGGGATCTTCGACATCGGATAATCGGATACCTCATCAATCTTAAAGCCCCTCGATTCAGCGAATCTGATGGATTCTCTGTTGAACTCAAGGGTGTACTCCGTGCCACTTTCGGTATCACGCAGAATGATAGGCTTGATTCTCTCGTTTACTTCTTTCTTTGCCATGATTAAAACTCCCTTCTATTGTTTATCAGGTTGAAGCCGCCGCCCAAACAGGCTCACCGTTCGGGGCAAGGTATGCGGTATTCTCGAGGACGGCATCTACCTCTGCGCCGTTGAATCCCAGTGAAGACGGGATAGCGCTGAAGTAGAAGGACTCGGACTGCGGAATCGCAAACTCGATCCACAGAGACTTGTTATCTTCTCTAGCGGACTCGTATGCAGTAACCAGTGCATTCCAACCGTTCAGGAAAGTGTCGTTATAGTTGACAGTCAGGCCGATAGATCCGCCCGGGTCTTTCAGACCGGGGATGTATCTCTTCCATACCTCATCGGAAAGGTCGGTCACGTCGAGGTTTGACGGCTCGGGGTTATATCCCGGGATGGATTTGACGTTCGGAAGGACGGCATAACCAGTAGTCGGACGAGTGCCCGCAGTGGTCTCGACAGCCCATTTGACCTTGATGCCCGCAGTACTTAATTCAAGTGCCATGTCATTTCTCCTTATTTTTCTTATTCTTCTTCGGCCTTATAGCCGCTTTGCAATACTTACATTTTGTTGCGTTCGCAGGATTTTCGTGTCCGCAGTAGATGCATTTCATAATCAATCCTCAGGCATTAGTTCGCCTTGTCCTATGTTTCTCTCGAAACGGGCGGCGATTCGTGTGACACGATTGTTCGCCCGCTTCAGTGGAATGCATTCAGACTCAACGAAGAACATCTTCTCGAAGGCTCTCTCTGCGACCCTCATGATTTCATATGCTTCATCGGGAGCGTCAGTGAAACGATTGGAATACACGTTCACCTCGAAGGCAACCCTCCACATATCACCGAGGTCTTCAAGGGTTAGCCCTCTGAGAAGACGGTAATGGTCAATCTCACGCACCTGAACCGCAACGCCTTCCTGAGGAATGGGCTCATCACCCCAAGTGACATACATGTCGGGGTATACCGCAAGAATCTTATTCCTGACATATGTATAGATTCTGTAGGGCGTGAAGTTAGCCATTAAAGATTTCCTCTTTGAGTTTTTCTAGGTTCTGCTCGATTGTTTTCTTGGCATCGTACATGCCCATAGACGGCGGGTTGCCGTAGGATTTTTGTCCATGAGCGTAGTACCAACCATTTCGGTTGTCCCAGTGACCTTTGCCGTTCGGATAAGTACCCGGGCCGTACGGTGCATCGGCTCCGCTTACGACCATTCCCATCTCATCTCCTGAGTAGTCATGACCGTATCCATACTTAGCACCTGCACCAAACTCTAGGAAGAGCACGTCTTCGCCAGTCGCTTGGATGGCATATCCCTTCTTCTTCCTGACGATGTCAACGCTGAAGTCCGGGTTTCCGTGCTTGCTATCGAACGGTCGTACTCCCGCATAAGAATTGCCAACGACATCTGCGCCAAGTTCGGCGGCTCTTTCACAGAGTTCCTCCATCTTGGGCTTGAGCTCTTTTTTGTAGAGCTTCAGGTCGTTGATGCCCTTCTGTATGCTCTTCTTGTCGAGTACATCAATAGTTATCTTCACGGAAGTCCACTTCCTTTATGGCGTAGCCGATCATGTTCAACTGAACCGACTTACCAGTAACGATGTGGTTGTGGGGAACCACTCTCCACTCGGAAGGGTCGAACTCGGAAGGCTCGACTGATGATTTTGTACGCTCGAAGATTCTGCCTTCGTAAATGGCTTTGCTTCCGACCTTGTATACCTTCTCGTTGGAGAAAGGCTCGATGACCCCCATGCCCAACCACAATATCGTTTCCTCGTTGATGGGGCAGTCCATCTCGTGAGTCCACATCGTTTTGGAGTACGGCTTATCCAAGCCGAAGAAATCCATCTGAACGACGTTGGAGACGAAACCGTAAGCAGTTCTAGCTCCCGACATCGGCATGTCTACACGGTCTACATCGGAGTAGATTTTCTTGTAGCCGCCAGTGTACAGCCCGTCCTTCTGAACCTCTTCCTTGCCTAGATACAATGCGTAGTAGATTGGTTGTCTGTCCCGCACTAATGTGACCATTACAGCACCCCGCAATACGGAATAAGCCGCTTCAGGATGGAGTCAGGCACGCCACCGTTCTCATACTGCCGTTCAGCAGTAGATTCGTTGTGCGCCTTCTCACCTTCTGCGCCTCGCTTGTTCACAAGGTACACAGCAATCTCGCAGATAATCCTGTCGTACTTCTGCATGACCTTTGCCGCCTTCTCTTCATCATCACAGCCAAAGGGGAAAACCCTTGCAAATGCTACGGTCTCAGCCAAGTGCAGATAGTTCGTCAGCACCTCCTGATCCTTTTCGTCTTTACTGAGGGCTGTTAAGTATTCGAGTTTTTCAGCATCAGTCATGGTTATCTCCAATCTCAGACTGCACCACCGAAGCAGTGCAGTCTGCTGTTTGAACTTACAGTACCTTCAGGACTGCGACATCATCCATTCTCTCGAAGGAAGGAAGGACGATTTCGGAAGCGAAGGTGTTCAGGTTGACGGGATGCTCGTCAAGGATGGTCGTAACGGTGACACCAGTGTTGACCACAGTTGCCTTAGTACCGAGGTCAGCCTCTTCCGGGGTAGTACCATAGTAGGTGTTACCGATGATACCTGCCGGGAGGAAGCAGACGTAGCCATCGGGTACGAAGTTGTGTGCCACGCCGCTCTCATCCTTGTACATCTTGTCATTGATGAGGATGGTGACCTTGGAGGTCTGCTCGACCGCTCTCTTGGCTTCCTCATCGGTGAGATATGCAAGCGCAAGACCCGAAGAGGTCAGGAAACGGTTCTTGATAGCATCGCATGCATAGAGAGCGTCAGCAGTGTTGCTGTTCATAGCGATGTACTGAATCTCTGCGCCAGTAGCGGTGCGGATTACCTTTTTGCGCTCGGCGATATCCTTGAACGGGTCTGCGGTAGCGGATGCGCTCCACAACTTGTTTCCGCTCAGAGGCTTGTAATGGCTTGACTTCCAAGTTCCCTGCGGGTCGTAGTTGTAGGTGTAGTTAACGCCGTTTGCCTTGAAGACGATCTGAGCATCGCCGCCCACCGGGAACAGCAGTGCCATTCTCATTCTCTCTGCTACGACGTTTGCGCCGTCGATCAGGTTGACAGCATCGTCAAAGATTCTTCTGATGATGTCCTGAGCGTATGCAGACTCAGTACTGGACAGCTCAAGAAGCATCTGTCTGTCACGTTCCTTAATCTTGAAGCCCTCACGGAAGAACGGCATCTCGGTCTCGGTCTTCGAGAAGCCCGGACGGTCTCTGAAGGTTGCCTTTGCATCGAATGCACTCGGCATCAGGGAAATCGGAAGGGAGTCAGCGCCCTTGAACCAAGAAAGGTCAAGGCCTGCCTTCTTCTGCGGAGCGAAGAATGCTTCGCCCATGTACGGCTCTCTTGCCTCTACGACCTTAGTCCAGTAGAGTGCAATCTCCTGCGGGGTAAAAAGCTCATCTAATCTCATTTCTGTCCTCCTTACTCATTCACGCCAATGTTGGTGCGGAAATGCACGGCAGGGAGTGCCTCGTACAGTGCGGCTACATAAGTAACACCGCTGTGGGTCTGTGCCTTTGTCGCATCGATGATGCCCGCTACAACAGCCGCACCATTCGGGTTGGCATTGGTGTCAACGTCGTACAGAAGGATACCCATAGCGTTAGCGCCAGTAGTGGAAGCACCTGCGGCGGTCAGGGGAGTACCTGCCTTGACAACAGTGCCGCTTTCGGGAGCGGCGACCTTGATCGGGACAGCCTGAAAATCCTTGGAAGCAAGGATTTCGACAGTACCGTCAACGGAATACTCTGCAAATTTCATGATTCATTTCTCCTTACTTGTAGAAATTAATGGTTTTCTGTGCCGCTTTCATTGCGGCGGCTTTTTCTTCGCCAAGCTTTTCAGCAAGAGTCTTCTTTCCGTCACCGCCATTGCCGTCACCTGCGGGGGGCTTTCCAACATTGCCGAGAGCGTCGGTTCTGATTTTCTTTTCAAATGCCTCAAGGAACTTCTTATGATTGGCAAAAACCGTCTCGTTGTCTCCCTTTTCGAGTGCTTCAGCAGTCTTGGTGGCGAGTTCCTCGTCATACCCTTCGGCGATGAACTTTGCCTTGAATCCGCTGATGGTCTTCTCCCTCTTCAGGGTAGCCACTTCATCTTCGAGAGCCGCCATCTTCTCTTCCTTTTCCTTGTTGGCTTTCTCATCCTCGGTCATTTTCCCGTCCAACTGTTCCTTGTACTTCGCCGCCTCGGATGCCTTCTTGTCGAACACATCCTTCTTTACGTAGCCTGTGTAGTCAGGAGCGGGTAGCTCGAACGCTTCAAGAGCGGCAAGCTTCTGCTCGGGAGTCATGTCCGCATAACCTTCGATTTTGGTTAAGTCAATCTTTGCCATTATTCAGTTCCTTTCCGGGTTTTTTAGAGTGCGTCTCTGCACTTATGCTTGGGGTTTAACGCTTCTCTGCGCTTTGGGGTTTAACGTCTTCTCTGACGAATGAACACGGGAGGATTTGAACCACCGTCTGATGCATCTAAGCATCCGCATCACCGGGCTTATGCTACGTGTCCACCTCTCTAAGAAAGGGAGTTTTAATAGAAAAAGGCTACAGACCCTGAGGTCTATAGCCCTTATCCCGACTGTTACCTTACGTCACCCTACGTAAGTCTTCTTCTCTCGTTTGATTTTGATCGCCACTATCTTCCCATGCTCTCGGTGCAACTCGTAGATGGCGTCCCGTTTCAGTATGTCATCAAGTATTTTTATCAGTTCGTTGTCCATTTACCTTCTCCACATGACATCTGCACCCTACGTGCGGCTTCTTTGGTACTCTTGAGATGGGATAAATCTCTCCATCACGTTCCTTACAAATGTGGCACCGTCTGTCGTCCTTCACACTCACCCATACGACCTTTGTCTCGCCCTCGTCCTTCAGCGTCTCTAGATGAGCCTTGTCAGCGGTCTCGTCAGCAAACTGTGAGAACATCTGCGTAAAGTATTTCAGTGCCTTGTCGTGTTCCTTATCGGGGGTCTCGCTTGCGAGGACTCCCTCTATATGTCTTCCCTTCTTACGCTCAAACTCATTGTCAAAGACATAGAGCGTTACTGGGTCGTACACTTTTAAGACATTGTTCTTTACCCATCTGTCAGTAATCTTCTGTTTACCTGCAGTGTAGTAATGTTTTGCGATATCTAGGTATGCTTCTAGGCAGAGGATGTACAGGTCGTCGTAGAAGTCATCAACGTACTTGATGTACCAAGCGATGTCATCATGCTTTTTCTTCTTCAGCTTGTTCCACCGCTCCACGAAGATTGTTACATAATGCTCTACGATTTTATCAACGTAGACGTAATTTAGCTCATCACTCCGTATCGTTGCCATTTACTTCTTCCTTTGCGCTGTCGACCTCTTCCTGTCTTGCCTTAAGGAGTTCGGCTGTCTTTTCCGCAAGCCGCTTCTTGTAGTATGCCATGCTCTGCATGTAGGCTACTTCCGCATCCGGGAACATTCCACAATGCTCGAAGGCCAACTTCGGGTCGATCATGTCGTTGCCCAACATCTCGGTGAGCACCTGAGCCTTCAACTGGATGTTCTCGTAGTTCCTTCTCGTGAATCTTATGTCAATCTGATTCGACTTCAGATTCATGTTGCGGAACTGGTTGGCGATCTTGATGGCAATGCGGATGAACTCTTTCTCCGACTGCCTGAACATCATCTCGGTGTCCTTTGCCCTTGCCTCTGCGGAACTCCATCCGTCTCTCATGATGACCGCCGCACCCGTATCAGAGGTGGAAGAACCACCGTTTCGGTTCGGCATGCCGCAGATGTCCAACATGGTCTGATAGGTGTAGTCCACAAGGGTCTGCGTCTGAGACTGGTTCAGCTCCTGAATCAGGTATTTTACATCGCCCTCGGGCGGAACCTTCAGCGCACCCTCTTTGCGGAGCTGTGAGAAGTCATCAGAGTCGATATCGACTCCCTTGAATACCATCAGAGCCTGAACGAACTGCTCTACGCCGTCGAGGCGGTCACTTGCCATGTCGTTCAGACCATCAATCAGGTCGATGACGATTTCAAACGCTCCTAATCTTGCCATGTTGGCAGGGTACTCGATGATGGGGACATCCCCAAGACCGTTCGGCGCACGTTTGATGATCTCGTCGTTCTCAATCTCGAAGGTCTCCGTCTTTGTGTAGCAACAATATCTCTCGACACCGTTGATTTTCACTACGATGACACCCATCACACACGCATGTCCGAGGGCTGTGGTATACACCACGAAGGTGAATCTTGGGTCGAGGGTGTATATCTCGAACGGGGCTTCATCCTGTTCGGACTGCTTGTCAGGAAGAATCATTCGGTAAGACGTTCCCGAAATGTGGAACCAGTCAGCCAGTTCCTTGTCCTTGGACTCCTTCGATTCCTCATGCATGTACTCATTGAGGGTGTTCAGCTCGTCAACGGCCTTGTCTCCCCTCGATACATACTGGACGGGCTCCCCCATCAGGTAACCGCTCTTGAAGGAAACGATCTCGTTCGCTCTGTTCTCCACGATTTTGTGGCAGATTTCGGGTCTGACATCCTTCACACGGCTGTAGATATTCTGTTTTCCCCGGTAATAGTTATACAGAGTCTGCGTATCCAAGCGATTCTGCTCGTAAATGGGAATCGCTTCGCTCAGGACTTCGACAACATTACTGCTGTCAACGACCTCTTTGTCTGTATATATTACATGTCTTCCGTAAAGTTCCACTTACGACCTCTGAAAACACAAGATATGTATTGTGTGATTGCTGTTTTCCACAAGATTTTCCTTGTTTGGAGTTATGTTAAGGCACTTTCGGGCAAAAGTCAAGTTCTCAGGCTTCGTCAGACTGGGCGCTTGAACACTTTGTACATCCCTGCGGGGTTCAACAGCATCCCCATCAGCATCGAAAGCGAATCAGGAGCGTCATCGTGCTTGTTTTTGCCCATCAGCTTGAAGGAAAACACCTGTTGCATGAAGAGATTGTACTCTTTTGACCGTTTCGATGGCTCTAGGAACACACACCGCTCCCTTATGTCGGGCGCTTTGTCGTAAATCCTCTGCTCTTTTGACGTGCTCGGCGGTGCGGGCTTGGTGGTTATCGTCAGACGGTATCCTTTCGCTTTTAAAAGCTCCTCAACGCCTTCTTTGTAAGGCATCGTCATCTTGTTCGCCTCTATCTGCATCGTGCTTATATGGTGCTTTACGGCTTTCTCAGCGAGTTCGGGCTGAGTCTTTGTCTTGTCCTCATTGGAGAAGACCACATCTGCAATGTATATCTTGTCTCCATACTGGTAGCCGATGGGCGCCGCAGTGAAGTCTCCGCCACCAAAGGCAGGGTCAACCGCACACATCACGCTGTCAGGCGTTCCTTCGGGTAGCTCCCCGTTGTAGTACATGAAACCGTCAGGCGTGAACAGCGTTCCTTCTCGCTCAATCGGCTCTCCCATGTACTGAGCCGCCCATGATGCCATGTCGTTGTTGTGCTCGAACGACGCTCTCCTCTGCCGATAGAACGCAGTCGAGAATCCCACCCCATAGTCATAGTCGAAGTTCGACTCGTCGTTCTCGTCCAAGGCAGGGAGGTTTATCACCTTGTACCGCCTGTCCATGAACTCCGGGGATTCCTCAAGCATCATCATCCTGACGCCCGCAGGGTCGGCGACAGACCATCTCGTACCGACCCACAACAGCTTGGCGTTTTCTTTTGCTCTCGGGATCAGGTTGTTATCGACTTTCGACCACGCCGCTACCAGTCGGTCTTTGTTAAGAGCCTCTTCAATGCCACCGATCAGGTCATCGGAGATAAGGAATCCTGAGCAGTCACAGGCTCCGTTCAGGGTTCCGTACAAGGAACGGCATGTGAGGCTTGGGTATCTCTTCCTTCGACCGATGTCCAAGGTCTCCAACTGGGCGTTCTTGGCAGATATCTGTTCACGGAATACTTCTGCCCACTTGTATGTGACTGGATCAGTAATGACTTCCATGACACCGTCGTAGAAGGCGGAGGTGATGAAGTCGGAGTATGCTGAGTACAGATTCGATTTCTCTGAGTCACGTCCGATCAGCCACGTCACTAGAAAGACAAGGAGCGTCGTTTTGCCTGTTCTCGGAGGCTGACTGATGAACAACTCGTCCAGTTCGTCGTCTACCAACGCCTGAATCGCATCCACAGCATGCTTCAGGATTTTCCTTCGAGGTTGGTAGAACCGCTCGGATGGTCTTCGGTCTATCTCGATGTACAGAAGATACGAGTCGAAGTCCACAGGGGCGTCAAACAACAGGGTTTCCTTGTAAAGGTCGAACCAGTCATCCGCATTGCTCGCTTTTCCAATCGCCTTCACAATGTAATAGCGTAGTTCGTTGGACACCTCGTGCGCCTCCGCAGGGTCCGCATCAACGTACTCCAACAAAAGCGTCATTAAGTCTCGGTAGTATTGGAAATTCAGCGGGTCACCGTTACCATCCCACGCCGATTTGATTAGACCTAGTATCTGCTCGATTGACTCTTTCATGCTTTCTCCAAAATAAAAAGAGGACCGCTTCAGCAGTCCTCTTCCTGACTATCTTGACCACCAACCTGCGGTCAAACTCTCCTTATCATTCTTCCTCCCGGGGTGATGTACATCTCTGACCTCGCCTTTATCTCACTCAGGATGTACTCCTCGTCGATTATAGTTAGATTGTCGCTCTTCGACCCGAAGGTGTCAATCACCTTCCTTACTTCGTCCACGTGGACGTACAGCCCTTCTCGCATTCTTCTCCTCCAACGCATCGTACGCCATCTTCACAGCCATCCATACGGTGTTCGCATCGTAGGCAAACCTCGTTCTCTCCAAGTCGCACTGCTTGTACAGAAACATGTCAAGGCACTCCAATGCCTTCTTTCTGCTTAGCCTCATACCGCTTTCACCCTATTGTACCACGTTGAACGGGAAATGCCTAACCTCGCACAGCACTCGTCTACTGTCAGCAAACCCATTTTTTGTTCCGAAAAAATTTTTTGAAAGTCGGAAATTTCAATCTCGGGTCTTCCACAGGGGCGCCCGGTCTTCTTTGACCACTTTCGCCCGTTTACAACAGGCATCGCGGCAAAGCCTTCCTTCTGCCTCTGAAGAATCTTCTTCCTCTCCTGTTCTGCCATCGCTCCCAACACTTCAATCAGGATGTTGTTCACCATCTGCCCGACCCACTCTTGCCCTTGGTAGTCAATCATCGTCGTCGGTACGTCTAAGGAGTGGAACTTTACTCCGTGCTCGTTGAACCACCGTATCTCGTCCTTCACCATCTCTTTGTTTCTCCCGAGACGGTCAAGCTCTTTCACATACACCTCGTCACCCGCCTTTAAGAGCCGCTTCATCCGCTGATACTCCACTCTCTCAAAGCTCTTCCCGCTCTGCTTGTCCGCAAAGATGCGGTCTACATCAAGCGTATTCGCTGTCTCCATCTGCCTGTCGAGGTTTTGGTCCTTCGTGCTTACCCTAGCGTAAAAATATCTCATGTTTTTCCTCCGTGTGTGTGTTTACTTTACTTCAGCCGCCACTCAGCAGGGCTGTATAAGTCTCGGATGACAATCTCACACCCAAGCTTCTCTACATATCGCTTGAATACCGATACCTTCAGGTCTCCAACTTTCTTGCGGTTATAGATCAGGCTCTCACTTTCCCCGCATTCAGCCCCTAACCAGTGGTAGTTTTTCCTCTTTGCCTTCAGAATTGCATCCAATAATTCCATTGCAGTCATACTTTTTACCTCGTTTTCTCACTATTGTGTGATGCTCACACCGAAAGTGTATCATCTTTTGGTGTGATTTGCAAGTTTTTTGTGGAAAAAGTGGTGAGGGGGGTCACCCCCGCGCCTCCATTCCGCCACAGTCCCCCACAGCCCCAACACACAGCCACAGCCCGCGGACGCCATACCGGGAACAGGAACAGAGACACAGCCCGCGGACCGTCTGCGGATCGTCTGCGGAACGCACGCGGCGCAGATCATACCGGGAACACAGGCACACGGGCACAGCCTGAGAAACAGACGGACCACAGCCCACAGCCACAGCCCACAGAAAGCCGCAGAAAGGCACAGGAAGCCCCACAGGACACACAGCCCGCAGACATACCACAGCCAACGAACACAGCCCACAGGAAGCCACACAGCCCGCGCGGCGCGTCCAATATCATAGGCTTTTCTGTACTATCACGCGTGATGATAACCACAGCCCGCAGACGTTCCCGGGAACGCGGACACAGGACGCGCACAGACACACACGGAACAGCCCGCAGACGGTCCGCAGATCATGCCCACAAAAGCGCCATAAACGCGCATTGAACGCGGCCACAGGTTTTTAAGCGCCAACAGTACACGCTTTTTTCGCTTCCCTCTTTCCTTTTCGCTTCCATTTCCATACCACACGAAAAGATGAATAAAAGCCCGAAAAAATATCATCATTTCATGAAAAAAGCGCTTGCAATCTTACTAAGACCGTGGTAATATATCATCAAGGGAAGGGAAAAAGCCTTATCCCGTACGACATTATCGAACGCAGAAAGGAAGGCACAGCATGAGTTATTTCAATCACAGCGCGTCATTAGAAATTCAGAGATGGGGAAAAGGCATTTTAGGCGACCACGTCATAATCACAGAATGGAACACATTCTACTTTGACCACAGCGAAAACAGAACAGAGACGGCAGATAAGATCATAGACAAGCTTTTCCGCGCGGCAAAGAAGGAAGACATAGAAATTACAGTCCGGGAAAACGAGTACCACGATATCACGCGGCGCATATATGTAGAGCTGGGAAGCGACTTCAGGCGGTACGGCATTGCAAAAGTCGGGATCTGCGACGCAGACGGACGCTTTGATGATACACAGGCAATGGACGCGGCGACGGCAAAAAGCGAAATTAAAAGCATTCTCTTTGCGATTGCAAGCAAAGTCGCTTTAGAAGAAATGGAAATAGCATAACCCACAGCCTGAAGACGGACGCGGACAGCGGGACGTACACAGCAAAAGTACTTCAGGCAATACCACATAAACCACACACAAAAGAAAGGACAAAAAACAATGACTAAGAAAGAAGCACAGGCACAGGAACAGAGACGCATTAACGCAGTCGTTGAAGAAGCAATGAGGGACGCGCGCGGGGAAATGAACGCGATTATCAGTACTTCCCGGTTAAGAAGTTGTTCCGCGATGGTTTATGAAACACCTTCTTTTTACATCCTTCAGTCTTACCGCACCATTATAGCCGTGATTGACAAGGCAAGCGGGCGGCTGTTCGACGGACTGCGGACCGTGTACGGATACACAGCCACAAGCGCACAGCATGTAAGCAAATTTGCGCACGATTATACCACATGGAGCGCAGAGCGTTACACTTCCCGGTAAGGGAACGCGGGCTTTATGCCCGCTTCTGTAATGTGGCTGAGAGCGGTTACAAGCCCGTCTGAGAAACACAGAGCACAGAAGCACACACAGCCAACGAAGAAAGGACAAACAGTCATGAAGATGTACAGTACAGAGGATCTTATAAAGCACATGGAGCGCATAGTAAAGCGCGACGTCAAGCATTATCAGAGCGATTTCTATGATTATGACGTGGACACAATCAAGAGGAACAAAGAGCCCGAAAGACGGTTTTTCTACATGTGGGTAGTCCGGGACTGTGGCACACATTTATTGCCCATTGGCGGCGCAGACGCGGACACAGTCAAGAAAGGCTGTGACTATTTGGACGCTGTCCGGGACTGTTTCGCAGAAAGAAAAGAGTACTACCTTCAGTATAACCCGCACAGCGACACATGGACATGTGAAAAGCGCAGATGATCCCGGGAAGGGAAGAAAGGACAATGACATGAAATATCAGCTTATCAACTACTTTGATGTATGGGGAAACAAAGAAGACGGTTACACGGTCAATAATCAGTGCGTAGAATTTGACGACTTAGTCATAGCGGACGACGCCACAGAAAAAGACATACTGCGCTATTTGCAGTCTATCGGTTTTCTGAGTACCGCAGATCGTCGCCGCGTCCGTGTGGACATGAGCAATGAAGTTATGGAGATTTACGCAGTCAAGGACACTTTTCCCATTGGCGCGCTTATCCCGGTATATTGATTTTCTGCGGGCATTGCCCGCGGCTGTAATGTAGCCACATAAGACGGTTACCAGCCCGTAAAAATACAGAGTACAGCCACAACAAAAGCAAGTAGGCATGAAGGACGCGCCGCGCGCCGTCTTCTGTGTTAAAAGCCTGATAGTGTGCTACCGGGAACAGATCAAAGAAAGGAAGGAACGACAATGTACGCAGTAAACATCGAAAGTTTTGGAAACAATGATTTATATATCCCTATGGGTAACGACGGAGTGCAGAAATTGCACAACAAAACGCGCCGCGGGTGGCTGAGTGAAACATACATTATGCGCCATAATGGTGGCACTGTGTATGTCGTGAACGACTTCACGCAGGCAATGTGCGAGATGAGCCCGGGAAGGCTGGTTGACTATGTCATGAAGCATCATGTTTGCGTACTGCCGCGCGTTACTAACGAAGAAGTCCGGGAATACATGAAGCGCAATGCGTAAAGCGGCATTGCCACGACTGTGGCATAATCTTACCACAGAATTAATAATTTGCTGTTGACATGTTACTAATTCTGTGGTAAGGTGTAAGAGAACAGAGAACACACACGACCACGCACGAAAGGAAGGCAAAAACATGTACGACTACAAAGAAGCAATGATGAACGATCTGAGGGATTATGTCCGGGACAATGTGTCCGACTTTTCAGAGTTTAATGACGCGGACGATCTCGCCAACTGGCTGAATGAAAATTGTTGGAATTCCGATAGTGTTACCGGGAACGTAAGCGGTAGCTATACATGCAATAGCAACACTGCCCGCGACTATGTACTGGACAATATGGATTTACTGTCTGAAGTGGCGGCTGAGTTCGGCATGGACGATAGCACCATAGCAGAAAAGTTTTTGGCTGAAAACTGGGAATACTTCGATGTAACGATCAGGTGCTATATGCTGAGTGCCTGCGCGGCTGAAGTAGCCGAAGAATACGCAGACGATATCGAAGAAGCTCATAGTGACGACGAAGAAATGGAGGCATAAGTGATGAAAAAGGTAATGCGTAAGGGTGTATATGTACGCTATATCGGAAACAACGAAGCAACAAAGCGGATACTCGGAACGTATGTGTACCCGGTAGAACAGAAGTGCGGCAGAAACATTGCGATTTATTGCAAGTATGGGAAATGCGGCTTCCCGGCAGATGAATTTGAAATATATCATCATTCAAAGTGAATGGACAAAAGAAAGGGGACGAAGCAATGACAAGGATTAGTGTTTATGATGATACATGCGAAGCGTTAGAACGCTATGCAGATGAGCACGATACTACAGTGGCGGAAGTTATCGACGACTTAGTGGCTACCTACTTGGATGAATTGTATTAACGGCTAGCGCTGTGCTAGCGGCAACACGGGCAGAAAGGACGGAAAGATGTATAGTGACGATCTCATTGTGAAACGAGTGCCACAGACGGTCCGCATGGCAACAAGAAGAAATATGGATGTGTACTGCATGAGCTTATACGACGCATTTAATGTGGCGGTACGTGAGCACTACCACAATAAAAATACAAGGCTGTGGCGCGCATGGTATGAAGACGACTACCGGGAATACATTCCTAGTGCATACTACCCGAAATACCTTGATTTCAACAAATATCCGCTACCTTACTGATAGCATAGTGGCGACGTACGGAGGATGAATATGATCTACGCAGAATACAGAGACGCAGACGGCAAAGTGCATAGTGGCGTGTATCGCCATTATGAGCAGTACGTCAAGGCGACGTTTAGCCCGCTGAGTGAGGACGTCCTGATCGTTGACCTGAAGGCGCATGGTAAGACCTACGCAGAGCGAAAGGCAAGTGTCCGGGAACAGGCAATAGACATCCAGTGCGGGACGCATGAAGGGCTTCACTGGTCCGACGCGGCGCTGATTAGTGACTACTTCAAGAAGATGGGCAAGCGCTACGGCTTGACTGAAGAATTTACAGAGAATGGAGTGATTTGACATGACAAAAAAAGCGATGATTATCCCACAGGAATTTGAAGTAAGAAGCGGCTACATGAATAGAGACGTTGAAGTGTTCCGCTACAATGTGCAGATTCTTCAGGAACAAGAGCCCGGGTATTTCGTCTACTGTGGGCATGGGAGATACTGCCATGATCTCGAAGAGGCGAAGCGGTACGCCGCAGACAATGCCGACGCTGTAGTGTTTGCTTAAACTCTTCTGCCACGGTCCACGTGGCCAACAAGCCCGCAAAAAGGCAGAGTGCAGTGATTGAATCGAAAGGAAGGTTAAAGATATGGCACAGTTACACTATTGGGGAAACATGGATGAATTACTTGGGAAGCCGCATGTGCTGATCGCGGGAAGCACTGGTAGCGGTAAGAGCGTACTGATTAACAGCATGCTGTACACTCTTCTCACCTATCAGCCGAACGAAAAGCAACTCATCCTGATTGACCCGAAGCGGGTTGAGCTGTACGCATACAAGAAAGTGCCGCACTGCATCGGTTATGCAAGTGAAGTGCCCGACATGGTAGCACTGCTCCGCAGGGCGTGCGATGCGATGGATCGCCGCTACGCAAAGATGCAGAGTGATGGAAAGAAGCTGTTTGAGGGCGCTGATGTGTACATCGTAATCGATGAGATCGCCGACCTGATGCTGATGACAAAAGACGCAGAGCCTCTGATTCAGAAGCTTGCTCTCCTCGGCAGAGCCGCCCGGTATCATCTCATCATGGCGACACAGAACCCTTCTAGAAAAAGCCTTCCTGCCGCCATCATCCAAAACATCGGAGACAGACTGGCGCTTCACTGCAACGACAAGATAGAGAGCCGACAGATCATTGGACAGCCGGGTGCGGAGACACTTCCTCGCTACGGCAAAGCAATCTACAAGAGCCCGGAGGGAATGACACTGATGCAAGTGCCGCTGACCCCGGAGGACGAGCTCACGAACAGAATCAACTTTTGGAGGTTTTAACATGAGAGCTATCGAAATCATTGACCACGACGACAACCGACTTACTGAGGACTTCATCAACGAGGTGGATTTCTTCGGAAGCGTAGACAACTACACCCGACGTGACTATCTGTATGTATCTCATATTTACCGAGACGGCAAAGAAGTGGCACGTGTTCACAATCTATACGAAGATCGTTACATCTAAGGAGGTGCGGACATGAAGGAATACAGCTACAAGGGATACAATTTCAGGGCGACAAACGTAATGACCGAGGTGCACAGGACAATCCCGGGAAAGGGCTACCGCTACACTGCCCTCTGCCCGCTGTACGAAATAGACGGGCTGAAGGAATGCAGTAAGTTCCCATTCCTGACTAGCATTAACGAGTGCAAGGAATACATCAATGTGTACGGCAAGGAGGCAAAGAGATGACGGTATACACGGTGAGGTTCAACAGAACGCACGGCGACGGCGTCGAGGAGTACGGCTACCTGCGGAAGGGTGACGCACTTGACCACATGAACTACTTCCGGGATGAGGATGACAGCACCCGGTTAGACGTATCAGATCGTGACTACTACGAGAGCATCGAAGTGTTTGAGGATGACAAGCTGATCGAAAGGATCGCATAAGGAGGACGCTATGAAGGACAAGGCAAAGGAAATCATGAGGTACTACATAGAAGGATACTATGACACAAAGTACGACCCCGGCGCAAGCCGCATGGAAAAGTACTCGGAGCAGAACGAAATGAGGGCTGTACGCTCTACCCTCTTCGATCTTGGGCTACTGACCCGGGAGGAGTTCAGAGCGATGAAGGAAGAAATCCACACGGCAAAGAGCGCAGAATGGAGGGCGTCATGACAGAATACAAGGGTTACTATATCGAGTACAACTTTTACGGTATGGGCGAGTACACCGTCCAGTACTGCGGGGATGACATCGAGTTTACTACGGAAGCGGAAGCAAAGGCATTCATCGATACATTGGAATGAAGGAGGTAATGACATGAAGGCGTATGGGATCAGATATACCTATAATGGAATGCAGTACAGCACAACTGTAGACGCTAGAGATAAAGACAGCGCACGGAACAAAATTGCCCGGAAGCACGGGCTGAAGGCGGCAGAGGCAAAGGCAATCAAACTGAACAGTGTTTCAGTTATTGGATTTTTCTAAGGAGGCACAGCAATGGAATTGAAATTCAATATAGATGTGGAAGGTATTATCGCAGAGGCTGAAGCACTCGCCATATCGCACTTCAAACAGGCGTTGTCTGACGCTTGTACTGGCGCATTTCGGAATGCGGAAAGCGTACTTACGTATGCCGACAATTTCCACTACGCATGGAGTCGATGCAGTGACGCACAGACAAAGGCTGATATAGGTGCGATTGTATATACATGGGTAAAGGATGAATTCAGAAAAGATGTTGTCGACTATATCATGGAACAGAAAGATTTCAAGGCCTTTTTGGAGGATTTAAAGGCAAATGATGAGCTTGCCGATGCTGTCGCATATAAGCTCTCCAATAGTAAGGCATTTAGAGAAAAAGTCCTTTCAAAAATTCAAACGCATAATGAAGAAGAGGCACAGTGATGACATACAGCACAAGGTATCAGGCGGAAAAGGCAAAGCGAACAGACCCATACATCAGCGGTGATGCGATTATCGTGAAGGTGTGCGGTGGGTACAAAATCATGACCCCGGAAGAATACAGAGCATGGAGGAAGCAGAAGTAATTAGACCGTGCGATGATATGGAAAATCCGACATAACGGTTTGACATTTTCACAATTCAATGGTAAGTTTGTACCAGTACGCGAAAGGGAGGACGCACACATGGGTGCATCAAGACAGCTCAAAGCCATTATGGCATACAAGAAAATCACCACGGTAAAGACCGCTGAAGACCTTGGGAAGGCGACGCAGACTTTATACAACATGCTTCAGCGTGACACGATGAAATACTCGGAAGTAGAAAAGATCGCGGATGCATTGGGATGTGATATTGTTTTCAAGGACCGGGAGACTGGAAAAGAGTTTTAAAAGGGAAGCTACACAGCTTCCCTTTTTAAATGCCTACAATCAATTCTGAGACGTTTTGTCGTCGTTGGTTAGTGTCTCTTCTATCGCTTCAGTTTCAAGCGTCTGCGGCTTTTGTAGTGCGTCTACGAACGACGACTGTTTTGCTTTGTCTTCCAGTTCCGGGACGACAACGCTTGCCTCAATGTATTTGTACCGTTGCATTACATCCTGTGCGGACTGCTCATCTGTAAGCTGATTCTGTGATACATTGATCTCGATGTTGTCCTTAAAGCCGAAGTAGTTCTTTTGTAGCCAAATGATGTATGTCGAGTACATGGCATTATTAAAGCCAACCTGCGCCAATACAGCTTCCATCCATCGGCTTGCCCGCTTCAGCGTCTCCCTCACTTCCCTCGGGCACTTCACTATGCCGTCTCGGTATGCCTGAAGCGTCTGCCGTGGGATAGACATAGCGACCGCCATGTCCGACAGTGTCGGTATGATGTTCAGCGTATAGCATGCCTCTTGGTATTCCCGGAGGCGTTGCTTCAGACTAGCCGCGTCCTGTTCTTGCAAGTCAACGGGATCAGCCCAAAAGAAAATATCATACAGTTTCTTTTGATTTTCCGTCATCGACGCACGGTTTTCCTCCGCTGACCATCGCCCGCGTTTTCGTTTTTCCTTCTTCTCTTCTTCTGCCATTTATAAACCCTATCACAGCATTATTGATTCCATGCTGTGCCTCATTTATTTCTGCCTGTGCTTCGTTCAGTTCCTTCTGTGCCTTCAGTGCGTTGTAGATGGTGTGCATCATGTCATACACCCTGCCGACAGTACCGACGCACCACAGGATTGCCAAAGCGTTCGCAATTACCAACAAAATCACCGCCGCCGTCATGAGAAGAAACCTCCCCACCACAACAGGCCGAACTCAATCGCACAGGCGAGGACGGTCGGCAACATTTTTGCGTTTGGGTTATCCCTTGATTCCTCAAGCTTTATGCCAAACCCTATAGCGTTGATCGCTATGTACAGAATCTGTGGTATTTTCATTTTTTCTCCTCATCGTCAAGTTCTGTAAGCAGTCTAGTGTGTGCCTTCGTGCATATGTAGTTATCGAGCACGCCGTTTATCTTGATGGTCACCTCCACGCCGTCGAGCAGTTCTGACGACGGTATGAGCGCATCAGGATGCAGTGCGACATACTCCGCCCCGCTCCTCAGTATGCTTATTGCGTCTTTCCTTTTCATTATATCCCCTTTTAAAAAGCCGTGGAGACGTTCTGCCGAACCGAGTGCATAGTTGCTTGCCTAGTGTGGCAGAACGCCTCTACGTGTCTCCTAGTGCGTTTAATTGCATGATTCCCTGACGATAATATTTGTTAACTCCATCGCCTGATTGCTTTTAAAACCCGCCTTCATGAGCATTGCGTAGATATGGTAGGCTTGCTGTGCGAAATCCCACCACTGGTCCTCTTGGCTTACCGTTCGCTCAATCTTCACTCCACACATCATTTATCCCCTTCTTTCCACAGGATGCGCTCGCCTATCTCCTGTTCAAAGTACTCGTCCCACTCTTCAAGGATCGAAGTGTACTCCTTTGTTTTATTGTAGTAGTCCAGTACGTCCTCAAACCGCTCTAGAAACTCCTTGCACTGCTCGGCATTGAATTTGTACTCCTTGTGGAGGATGATGAGGGCGATCAGTTTGACCGCCCGACCAGTAGCTACGAACGCCGTAGCCTCTGTTTTCATCTTGTAAAGAGTTTCCGCCCTGTTCAGGTGCTTCTTAGCCATGTCACCACCTCATGAAGAGGAATTTCACCGCAAGCATGAAAAACTGCCATTTGATCTTCCACTTCGTTTTCCTGTCAAGCTCTACTACGATTTTGTCCCACGCCTCCCGGTCAATATCAGCCGTGGCTTCCCACTCATCACTTTCTCCAAGCTTCGGAAGGTCGGTGAACGGAATTTCTACGCCGTCCTCACTATAAACCCACAGCGGGGTGTGCTCTTGTGTCCCCATCACTTCTTCCTCCTGACTGGTGCTTTCTTAGTGGTTTCCTTCGGCTTTTCCACCGTAGTGAGGTACTCCGGGCAAATCTCGGCAGGTGACGCCTCGATGCCATAACCGCCGAGTGCTACTGACATGGCATGCTTTAGACCGCACACCTTGACGTGAATGCATTCGCTACAACCTTTCATAATCAGTCCCCCGTGCTTCCTAATCCGCCTCTGCTCTTGTTGCCGAGGTAATCTACCCTTACAAGCGATACTGGCTCCTCCTGACGTCTCACGCAGAACTGAGCGATCCTCGTGCCCTTTGGGATGTGCGTCTTCCGCAGTGCAATCGCAGGGAAGTGTAGGATATCGTCATCGCCTGAGTAATCGTGCTCGATGATGCCGATACTGTTCGCCAAAATGATGCCGTGCTTGGCATATGTGGACGACCTCGGCGCTACCATGACGTAGTACCCTTCCGGGACTTCCAGTGAAATCCCAAGTGAGATATACCTGAAGTCCAGTGTGTGCATATCCACATCCTCGGCGGTGCAGAGGTCAATCCATTCGCCGTACTGCATGGGCATCGGGTTCCCGTGCGGGTTAATCTTTACTTCCAACATCTATGCTCCTTCCCGGCACACAATCAATCAGTGCATTTCTGTCATCGATGTAGTAGTGCGCCGCTATCTTCCTTGGGTCTTCGCCCCATTCTTCTATGAGTTCAGGCAGGTTCTCGTTCACTGCGTCGAACTTCAGTCCTCGGACACTGCACCATCGCACTGCCTTGGCAAGGTGAAGCCCGGTTCTTAGTGTGTTCAGGATGACCTTGTTTCCCTTGGCCTGTTCTGCTTTCAGGAACTCTATCAGCTCCCAGTTTGGCTTGCCAATGTCGGGGTAGTTGTTGAACGTGAGCGTGCCGTCAAAGTCAACTGCATAAACAACGGTGTCATTCATCGGTGATCCTTTCCAACAGTTTCAACTGTCTTTCCCTCATCAGCGGTATGTTCCCCATCATGCGGTAGACGTACTCCTCAGCCTTCCGCCCGCCCTGAGCGTTGTTAGTGGTCTTGTAAACCTCCGCCACCGTCACGATCAGCTTATCCCCGGGTTTAAACATCGGTTCAGCACTCATACCAGTCACCTATCCATTCAGCACCGCACTTGGTGCAGTGATAATGCCGTCTTTCTTTGTCAGGCATCAGACGGAGTGATGCCATGATGCCGATAACGATGTTTGTGTCACTGGCATTCTCGATATCCATACTGACGTGGCTGTAGACACCGCAGTACGGGCAGGTGGATTCATCTATCAACCGCCTCACTTGATCCACCTTCGCTTTCCGCTCGGCGGTAGCTTCTTCCTTCGTCTTAGTGATCGTCACGCTCATGACCAAAAGTCTCCTTCCTTGTATGCGTCGCATGAATACTCATGAGGGTCTTTGCCGATTTCTTCCAGTGTGGATGCCCTGTGTGGGCTGTCGGCACAGCAACACACGCCTTCCCAATCAGCATACCAGTAACATTTCGTACAGCTATCCATCTCTCTCCTCTCCGAAAGTGCATCCATCGTCAGCAGAGACAAGAAGGAAGTCATACACACTGTTCTTCAGGTCTCCCGGCTTGAGATTGCGCCACAGCTTCATGCAGACGGAGATCTCAATCACTCCCTCTTCATGAGGGCGGTAATACTTACACTCACCACATCGGATGCACTTGTTCATAACATTCTCTCAATCTGCCACAGCACCAGTGCTATGATTGCCAACGTAATAATCACCTTAATCATGCTTCACCCCCATATGGCTCAGGACAATCAATCGGCATCCACGCAATCGGAGTTACCACCATCGGGAAGCCGTCTATGCCGTACCACCCATCTGAGCCACAAAAGCCCTGTGTGACCCATCTGATTTTCTCAATGCGTTCCTTGGCTTGTTCCAGTGTTTCTCCATTCATCGGGATAATCACATCATGTCCACGTATCGTGAGCCACACCTGCAACCGCTTCTCAGGCATTCGCTCAGAACATTTAATCCACTCCATTATTTTTCACCTCGCATGTCTGCTCCGCAGTTTCTGCAAAAATTGTTTCCGCTCAGAATACCACCTGCTACAGTATGTCCGCATTCGGAGCAGTCATACCAGTATGCACCGCCACGAAACTCGCCATTGAATTTGGGAATCCAATGCCCTCTCTTCACTGCTTGTACGTCTGCGGAAGGTTGTACTTCCACCCAGTATTGAAACTTTCCATCACTCAAATGGTATTTCTCTATATCTTTAAGCAATTTCTGTCTGCTGATATAGTCATCCATCTTTTCGTTCTCCATGACTACAAAAATCATCTTCACTTGTTCCGCCATAAACCCATCCAAGACATTTAAAAAACGGTTTTCCATCTTCGTCAGTACCACTGTCAAAATATTTGCAATCCTTACACCGCACAACCTCAACAGCATCTAAAGACGGCAAAGAATCTATCTGTTCAATTATTTCTCGGATGTCTGCCCCATATGTGTTCGGAAGTGCATTTACGACTCCATCTTTTCCACCTATATGCATATCGCATATCACATTTACAACCGCATCCGCATCAATCGGTCTCATTCTTATCACCCCCGATAGCTTTCTGGCAGTGGCATCCATGCGGTTACTTGGTCTGTGATGTTTTTAAAGTCATCTTTGCCTACGTTTCCGATCCAAAAGCATGGTTTTGATATTCCCATGAGGTTGCTATAAACCGCAATCATGACTAAAGCCCACACTCCGCTACCGCAGGTAACCAGTGTCTTGCCGTATCTGTCAGGCAGTCTCTCACTGCATTGGATCCAGTGCGGTACATCTACTGACGGCAAGTTATGAATCTCATCTCTTAGCATTTCTTCCGTATATGTTTCATTTGTGAGGAACTCATTTATTCTTAACTCAACTGCCTGTCTATTAATATTGTCATCCATTCTTCTCACCATCCTTCTTGTAAGGCTCTGGATGTAAGGCATCATAATAACCTTGTCTATAAGCCTTTCCTAATACAGCCGCTTGTTGTGTAGCTGTTAGCCATTTTTCTGTAACATCTTCACCGTACAATGTATAGTTAATAGCATAAAGATACGCTGTTGCTATTACCATAGGTGGCATCTTTAATAATTCTTCTATTAACTTCTTACTTTCATAATCTTGTATCTGCTTTTCTTTGCTCATACTTCCTCACTTTTTGCCTTATAAGGCTCAGGCAATGGCATCCATGCGATCACCTCAATAGCACTGTCCATCTCATCAGAATGGTTGTTGCCATATTCCGCAAGGATATCAGTGCAGGTACTTGAGTACCAATACCATTTTCCTTTGAGGCACACTGCTGTTGCTGTGAATGGAACATCTTTAGTAAAGTCATAATATGGTTCAGGGTCATGATTAACCCAAGTCACATTCACCTCTTCAAAATCTTCGGGCAACCTCTCACTGCATGGAATCCAATGCGGTACATCTGCAGAGGGCAAATTCCGAATGAAATCGAACCCATCAAGCACCATTCCGTTCCAATGCTTTTCAAGTGCCGTGATAACCGACTGCTTTTCTATATACTCAGCCATTCTGCTCACCTCGCATGTCTGCTCCGCAATTTGGGCAAAAATCCCACGTTACCCTTGCATTGGGAAAAAATCCTATAACAGGAACAACGGAAGTAACATCTTCTCCGCATTCGGAGCATGTAACTCTGTACCAACCAGTTCCCGGATTGTCTTTAATAATCCAATGCCCATGCCGTACTGGCTGTACATTTAGTGCTTCAATTCCCATCCTGAGGGCGGTATCATAGTCATTCTCTTGGGTGTCCTCGACCATACCGATCAAATTATCCAATAAGCTTGCCGCTGTTTGTTTGTCCATATAATCATCCATCGTTGACCACCTCTCCAGTCTCTATCACATATCCCTTTCCGCAGTTAGGGCATTCCAAATCTTTCAGTAAAACATCTTCAGGTCGAACAGATATCCATCGCTTGCCACACCGCACACAGATAACCTCGGAAACATTATGTGGCTTGTGTTCTTCTATGTGGATTAAATCATCCATCTGTTTCACCTCTCATATCTGATATAAGCCATAAAATCACCTACTTGTAAGCCATGCCACGACGGCAATGACCAATACGAACAAAATAATACTTATCCAAGTAGGCGAAAGCACCCATAACCATGACCAGTCAATAACATGGCATAGTTTAAGCACAATGAACGCTACCTGAAGCAATCCGACGAAGCCGATGCCACTACCTCCGTTGCTGTTACCCTCACGACTCTTCATCCTGTTGGTTCTCCTCAAATAGATTTTTGCTCAAATCGTTTACAAGCCACCCAATGACCTCATATGGACGATATCTGCCCTTCAATTCAAAAGACTTCGTATGGTAGGCAAGCAACCACCCTAAAAGGTCTGTTATATTTACAACGTCTGCGGATGGCGTTTTTTTTACTGCTTCAACTGCTATCTTTCGCACAAAACTGTTTAACAGTGTCTCCCTGTCAAGTGCCTTGTTTATCTCATCTATCGCCGTTTGCTTATAGACATACCCATCAATCATTTCTAATCTCCTTCTCAGCCCAGTATTCAGCATCTGAAGCCCAGTGCCGACACCAGTCTTCAAGACAAGCAACGTATCCGATGTAATGGCCGTCTATCTCGCACGAAGCGACCCCTTCATCAGTACGGATGTTGTGTCGGCAGTTACAACACACTCGATCACTCAACCGCTCCGCACCACCTCTCACAGCTATCGCTCCTATGCATCATGCAATGTTCTTGGAATTCACAATTTCCATAGTACTTAGAATCTTTAGCCTTCTCCCAGTGGATGCAGTTCTTGCAGTACTGGTCTCCAATGCCGAAGGACTTCATCACCTCTTCCCTGATCTCGTCAAGGTACTTCTCGATGCGCTTCTGCCGTCCGCTCTTCGTGAACCACTTCTTCTTGAACTCATCCCTTGCTTCGTTCCAATCGCCTTCACATGTGTCTGATGATAGATACCACTCTCTGTCATGGAACAACTCGGCAAGGTCTTTCACCAGTTCATCCAGTTCCTTATCACCAAAATCTCCTGCGTGTTCTTGCAACTGGCAGTAAAAATAATCCAAGCTTCCACCGCTCATTATGTTTCCCCTTCCATCAAGCTAGTTCATCCTCGACATTCCCAAGCCACTCTTTCCATTCAAGCATGGCGGCATAGGCACGTTCTCCAATGACCCTCTGACTTCCATAAGGACTCTTTCTGTGTCGAGCCGCATTGTAGACCCCATCGAGACACCAATTTACGATGTCAATCAGATTCATCAGGTTCTCATTGATTTGCTCGTCTATCGCAGAATCCGCAACAGGCTCGGTATTGCCGATCAATGCATCAAGCAACTTTTCGATTTCATTATGGCTGAACTTTGTCATTGTTTTCCCTTTCTTTCTCATGCTCACAAATGATTCGAAAGATATCCAACTGCTCTTCCCTTGACAGGGAGTTAAGCAAATCAATTATCTTTTCAATCCACTGAGACTCTTCCATCGTTCTTTCCTTTCAGTCGTGGACACCAGTCAGGTCTGTAATGATGCCACCGCAATCTGATTGGCTCATAGTCATGTAAGGCGCAGTACCGCTCGTCTGACATCTCATTGACATCGACATACTGGCATGTCGTACAGCATTTCTGATTCATTGCTCTTTCCTTTCTTCTCATGAGACAGCCCTTACTGGATTCGAACCAGTGATTGAAGGATCAAAACCTTCTGCCTTACCGCTTGGCGAAAGGACTTTGACGGTGCGGTGGGATGCGTCCGTTTTTATCCACTGCTTTTCGGAGATAACCTCTCACGCAAGTTGTGACTCCCCGTAGGTCGTGAGGTACATCTCTATGCATCAAACGAGTACCGCACGGGAACGGCAGGACTTGAACCTGCACAACTGAGCTACTAGGGTCAAAAGCCTTTTTGCGTGGTCTCTGCCATTAATTTACGTCCCCTCGTTTGGTTTAAGGTCACCGATACCGCACATCACCGAAATTGGCCTGACGTTCTACTCGCTCATGAGTTTTCGCTTTATTGTAGTTTGCAACCTACAACTAGCTACTAACTGTCGCTTTGGATATCACTGGGTCTCGGTATCATTTGCTCTGAACCCCGCTAACCAGTGACGGATTCGAACCGCCGTCCTCTTCCGCATGGTTGAGTTAACATCCCCATGCTTCCGTGTTCCGCCCTCAGAACTTACTGGTTACCGCACACACAGGCTTGCCTTATTTACCAACCATTAGGTTGCGTGTGCTGTCAGTTAGGTTTTACGTCACTCTGCATGGACGGCTTGCCTGTGCGGCTCGTGAAACCGCTTGGCTATGTCCGCAAACATACCATCAGGCAACTTGTCAGCTATTGCACCATCGTCATGGCATCGGCACTGACACGAGCAGATACTGGTATCTGTCGTTTGGCTACTCACATCCTACCGCTTGCGGTTGCCGTCTACGATTACGGGCTGATTTCATCGGATGCTTCGCCGTTCGCAATATTTAAGCTTCACTTGTCTGCTGTGGGTAAGGATTTGCACCTTACATGACTATTTTCTTCGCTATTTCTCCTATACCCCGGAGTATTGGTGGCGCCTCTTTTTCGGACTACTATAGTCAACCGTTGTAGACATACGGCGAATTTGTATGTGTTTACCTATTCCACCACCACAGCACTGTGGTCTTTCCCACTGTCAGACAAAGTCCTCGTTGCACTCGAGGATGCTGTGGACGCTGATTTGCACAGCGCACGACACTGATATTAACCAATACCTCTGGAGTCGAACCAAGTAGGTTCGCAGATTCGAACTGCTCTTCACAGCGTCACTCTCCGTGTGTTGCGTTTACTATTCCGCCACCACAGCACGGGACATCCATAAAAAGGTCGTTGTTGGGATTTCTCTCTCTGAGCCTCTACGTGTGACACCACACGATTCTCTTACCAATGACGGAAACGTCATGTCCCTGCTATTAGTTTCCCGATGCCGTTCTAGCCTTCTTAAACCAACCCGATCACTGAAACGGCTGTCGTTACTCCCGTGCGAGGTACGACCTAAACGGGTTTTTCAGATACAGCACACGGCTCTGTATCTTGGACAGCCACGGTCGGCTGTGACACCGATCCGTGAACGAAAGGAGCCGGGCTTCCGGGACGCTTGCCCTAGCGGAGTGTAACGCCTCAAAGAGGCAAGTATACACGCTCCTTATACGTGTATTTTTTCGCACCGCCCGAATCGGTGCTTCGGTGTCAGGACGCTTTCCGCAAGCGATGTTTAGGTGTTAGAGGGATGAAGGAGATTTTCCTTTCTTGAAAATATCCTTTTTCACAGCCTGACTCTGTGAGGACTGCGGGGAGCTGTGACACTCCCTACAGCCGACAAATGATATGAGATGGTGCGGAGGCGGGATCTTACCGCCTTTACTGACGTGGAGGTATGCCGTATGGAGCATTTTGATCGCCATGTCCTCTGCGGACTCCGCTTGATTTAGTCATCATCTCTGTTAATCTTCAGCGCTTCGTAAGCCTCGCAGGTATCGTGATACTCTGTTTCTTTATTACACAGCGGACTGTCCTGATTACCGCAGAACCAGTCAACGAAGTCGAGCCGCCGATGATGTTTGCATGTTCCACAGACCTGTTTCATCGTATCCTCTCAAATCTTCTGCATTTCTTCCTGAAGCACCCGTGCAGGTTGGCTTGCTTCTTCGTCACGAACCGATGATGGTAATGGCAGTAGCCTATAAGGTTTTTGCCATAAGACCATGTCTTCTGCAAGGTGCGATACCATTCATCCGCATAGATAAGCAATTACTCCACCTTCCACACCTTGCGGTTTTCATCCACGCACATTGCCAGTGCTTCTTTGTGCGACACAGGGACGTATACATCTATGTGATGCCCCTGCACCCAGTTGCCGCCAGTATCACGTGCGGTAAATACCGCATCGTAACCATCGATGACCAATTTCGTGCCTAAGGGTATGACTTTCGGATCTACAGCAACCGTTCCCCACACGAGCGGATTGCCCATTCTGTCTATAGCCTTATTGTTGCCGTTGCATTTGGAACAGGGGCAGTAGTATGTCAGCCTGAATTCTCCAAGATACTCATACTTTGGGCGTATTCCAAGGAACTGCTTTATCTGCTCCTCTTTTGACCACGGCAGGGTTTCGTCATAGACCCATCCTTTTTCGATTGCTACGCCTTCAAGCTGTCTTTCGGGATCAGATATTCTGCCCATATCGAAATAGTAGTACTGGTCGATATCGGCCTGATCTAACGCCTCAGAGATTCGATTTATCGGCGGTGCCTGAATGTCGATTGCACCTGCCTGAGGGTCGTTCTCCACATACTCACCGTTCATGATGATCTTCGGTTCGTCTGCCAAAGCTGTCATCTGTCCACATGCCACGAATCCGCAGAGAATCAGCACCAGTGCGAATCCCACCAAGATTGCGTATGCCGCAAGCCGTAAGTTATTTCTCTCTTCCATTGTTCACCAACCTCTTTCTTCTCTTACCCACGTTGTACGTTGTCGTCTCCGGGGCGTATACCTTTCGGCAAAGGTCATCCATGTTCTCACCGAGTGCCAAGCAGATGCTCCACGCAACCCACAGCGATGGATTGTGTATGCCTCTCTCGATTCTGCTCAGGTGAACGATTGTCACCCCTGCCTTTTCCGACACTTCCTCAAGGCTCATCTTCCTCTTCAACCGTGCCGCCCTGACGTTACTGCCAAAGTTGTCAATCGAACTCATAAATACTTCGCCTTCTCTTCTTCCGTGAGATTCAACCGCTCTGCAAGCAACGCTTTCTCTTCGGGGGTGAAAAGGATGGCTCTCCGACACCGCTTGTGGAAATGGGTCAGTGTCATTCCCATCTCGGCGGCAATCTTCGTCATCTCCTCGATAGCGTCGTCGCCGTATAGGTAGTCGAACTTGACCCTTATATCGTCCTTCTGAGGAACCAATTTCACTCGGCTCAAGTCATATTTTCGCAATTCTCTTGTGGTCATTTTCCAATCCCACACAAAGCATTTTTCCCAGTTCATCGCCGTCTGTTTTTCATCCTTCTGAGGGTCTCCTTCGCATAGTCGGCGAAGTATGCCTCCGTCTCCCTGTGCAAGCGTTCCTTCTCTCTTGCCGCATCCGTTTCTTCTCGTGCCTTGCGGTACTTCTCGCACTCCGCATGGCATCCGACATGCCTGTCCTCGCAGTTCATGCAAGGGTTGTGTAGCAGTCTCATCTTCTTGGGCAGAGGACTACGTCCTCCACCTTCTGTTCACAGATCCAACATTTGCCGTCGTTGTTATATTCGCAGTATCTGCACTCCTCTTTGTCCATGCCTAACCTCGCCTCAACGTGTCTTGCCAAAACCCGCCTTGCCGTAACTCGACTCGCCTGCCAAATTATGTCTCACGGATTACTATTCCGTTCAACCACGCCATCAACTTCTTTTTGATCTTGTACTCTGGTGTCTGCATTCCCTTGCTGTCTTCCACGACCAGTCTGCCGTTTTCCTCATACTGGAAGTCTGCAATGTAACTGCACCCTCTCAAGATTATCTTCTTCCCGTCCTTGTATGGAGGTATGAGTTCGTACTTCACTTGCCGTTGCAGATTCTGTATCAGGCCCGCCTTCTCCATCAGCCTCAGTTCTTGCCATCTCTCCGCCTCTCTCTTCGAGTCGAAGCGCTCACCGTCGATGATGGTCTTCTCGGCATGGTATTTGCTTGTTTGTTTCCTCTTCAGACTTGACCAAGCCATATCAACCGCCATTCAGCATCAATCTGTCTGCTGTTTTACCAATCAGACTTCTCATTTCTCCGGGAAGACGCATCGTATCGTTCTTCTTCTTGAGTGACGCACGATATTCCTTCTTGAAGTTTGATGCTATTACACTTTCTAGAGTCTCGGTATCAAGTTCTGCCCATGCTCTCAACTGCTCATGGCTTCCGACAACTGCCTTGACATCATCGGGGAAACTGTCAAACTCTTCTTTGCTGTGATACAGGCTGTCGCATGTAGCCAAGCGCACCATGTTCCAAGCATCAGCCTCACTCAACTCATTCAGTTCTTCGGCCTTGTACACATAGTTTATGATCTCAGACACACTTGGTGGGAACGCTGTTCCCGATGTCTGCACATAAGCTTTCAGCGCAAGAGAAATCTCTCTGTAGCTGTAGTCCTCAAGGAACAGATGCCATGCATTTACGGTATCGGTCAGATTTTCAGGCTTGAAGTTGGGGTACGTCATGGATACCACCGCCACTATTTTTTTTGTCTCTTCCCTTGTCATACCTTGCTCCAATCTATGCCACCGCCACGCTTTGACTCTTCCTTCACCTGATACAGACCCTTCCAAGAGTTCATGATGCTCTGATTCAGGATGTCGATAGCCATCTGCTCATCAAAGGCATCGGTCATGGGGTCGGTGGCAAGTTTCCTCAGCTTCGACATCGCCAGTGTGATAGCCTTATCAGACATCGGAGCTTTGATTGTCTTCCGCATCTTGATGTAATCACGGAATGTCTGATCGAGCTCCGGGAGTTCAGGAAAGTACTCCACAGGCACGGAGTGCCGCTTCTTTTCTTTCTCTGTCTCTATCTCTAACTCTTTCTCTTTCTCTATCTCTTTCTCTCCGTAACGATGTGCGCACATTGTTGCACTTTGTGCGCACAATGTGACGCTCTCCGTCTTTGCGGAATCCGTCAAAGCCTTATCCTGATTGGCTCTCAGCGTTCTCATGCGTTGTGCAGAACTTCCTTCAGAACCAGTATTTTCCACCACGTAAGGCAGTAGGAAGTTGGTTTTGTCAGATGTCTCCATAAGCCCACAGCTAAGACAGTAGTTGATGACCAGTCCCACATTCTCGGGGTCTTCGTCAATATCTAATGCAAGCTCTTCGGCGAATGTGGACTCAAGTCCTGAGTACGTGAGCACCCCATCGGTCTTGAGGGCTTTGAGTTGCATCTTGAGGTAGATTAGGGTGTACGTGTCACCACCTGCAATTCTTCTCAACTTCTTGATTCGTTTGCTAGAGAAGAAGTCCTCTTTCAACTTTAACCAGTAGTATCTTTTTTCCACTTGCTAAATGCTCCCTTCATGAAGCCCACAAAGCCAGTCTTCTCTTCGACCGGGAGTTCCTTCAGGCCTACTGGTGACCACTTGGGGTCTGTCGGGTCGTACTTGAGGTAATACCGCTTGTACTTCGTCCCGGTGTTCTCGTTCTTTTCCCAAACGCCGTCGATTATGTAGCCCGATTCCCTCAGCTCGAACATTCTGCGGTGGAAACTGGAGATGCCGAGGAGCTTCATGCTCTCCAAGGTCGTAAGACCGCCCTTGTGTGTCTTCCAGTAGTTGACCATGTTTTTACACTGCGTATGCATTGATGCCATCGCCTACCTCCTTAGTTGAATGGCAAGCCTTCGCTGTTCACGTCATCAGGGATGTTCATGAACCCCGCACCGTATGTGTCGTTCATCGGCGGTCTCTGCTGAGGTTGGCTTTTAAAAGCCTGAGGATTGCCGTAGCCGTTGTTTGCAGGTCTCTGCTGATAGTTGTTAGGCTGTCTCTGCTGACCGCCGTAGTTTGCCTCCTGAGCGTTCTGAGAGGACGACCTGTTCTCTACGAAATCAACCTTGTCTACGTTGATGTCGGTGGTGTAGACCTTCTGACCATCTCTCTCATAACTGCCCGTCCTGATCTCACCAGTAACAGCGATCTTCGAGCCCTTGCCAAAGTACCTCTCCATGAACTCGGCGGTCTTGCCGAAGGCGACGCATGAGATGAAGTCGCTCTCTGTCTGCCCTTCGGCGTTCTTTCTACCCCGGTCTACCGCAAGGGTGAATCTCGTTACGGCATTGCTTCTGTCTCCCTCGCCGTAATAGTTGACCACAAGGTCTTTGGTGAGGCGTCCAATCAGGATAGCTGTGTTGCTCGGTCTGCTCATTTCATTCTCCTTAAATGTGATTCTTATAGAAGAGTCTCATATACTCTTCATGTCCATATTGATACTCGAAACATAATTGCCCAAGGCGGCGGTACTTGTTTGCCATTGCCTCGTCATTATCGTGAAGGCGGCTATGACATTTCCTACAGAGCCTCACCGTCAACCCGTAGACCTCAGCATTATTTCTGTCCTTATTCATGAGGCAGTGATGCGTGTCAGTTGCCAGTGCGCCGCACTCAAGGCAGAAGTCGCCGTCGTAGATGCGATGGTGCATGTTTACTACTTTTTTGCCCATGTTGCTTTTATCCTCGCAAGTTCATCCGGGGTCTCGGTCTGAATGCCAAGTCCTTTTGCTTCATACACCACCTCATCAATGAACGCCGCCATCTCTTTGGAGTCGTAAGCGTGGATGCCTTTGAAACACTGGCAGGTGTGGAACTTGAACTCCTTGCCCTTCAGGTTGATAAGAACCGTTTCTCCCCTGTCAATGACCAAGCGGTAACTCTTCTCAGCTTCCTTGATGTCTTCCGGGAGTATTGGCGAGTAGAAGGAAACTCCGCATCTGTACAGCAAGTCCATGTACACTTCCTGTTTCGTGGACTTGATTGACGGATGGTGTGCAATCTTGTCCATCAACTGCCAACAGTAGTTAAGAGCGTTAAGGCTGTACTTCTGCCCTTGGACGCCGCCCTTAAAGACGTAGACCACGTTGTCTTCCATTGCCATCTCGGACAACTGCTTCAGCAGGTCTTTCTTCGTTCCACTGATAACGATCTCATTCGCCATCTTTTATCGGGAACCTCCCTTCTCTCAGACAGTCAGCCAAGAATTTCAGATTCGGAAGAAAAGTTCCGTTTACCCACTCCTCATCGTACTCGATACGGAATAATTCCAACCGATTCGGGTCAATCTCACGGTAGTAGTTCTTGTAGTCCTCATCCTCGAGCCCGTAGGCTACGATGTAGGCGTTCCTGAAACCCGTGGCGTACATCTGAACATTGACCTGCTCGGTGTACTTCTTCGGTACTTTAAAGCCCTTCTCGAAGCGGTACGTCTTGCACTCGTAGATCACTTCATCGCACTCGCCGTCGAGGTTTACCCTTAGCCTCAGTGGCTCGATTAGTATCTGTCTGTCATACGTCAGCGGGAGGTGTAGGGATTCGAGTATGCGGTGCTCGTAGAATGTTCCCGCCATCATCGCATCGGTCGTGAAGTTGTTCACCTCAAATCCCTGCTTCTCCCTCCACCATGACTCGAAGGTCTTCGTCTTCCAGTTGCCGACTATCTTGTCAACGTCGGATGCCCCAAACCATCCACTCCTGTCATGGTCGTGAATCATTTGGGCATTTCCTCCGGGTGCTTCCGCAGATACTCGAGATTGTTCTCGATAGCAAATAAAATGTCATACTGTTTGAGGCTTACCTCGAGTTCTCCCTGCGTCTTGTTCATCTTCTTGGCGATGTCGTCGAGGGAGAATCCCATCTTCTGCAAAGCAGTCACGGTCTCGAAGACCCTGTTCTTTACCTGACGGATGTCATGGTAGAAGTCCTCGCCTCGCTGAATCTGCTCTTCCTGTTCCTCGGTCTTGCTCCACAGTTCAAATCCAAGCCCGGTATGGATCGCCACAGCCTTTACGAACAATCTCGTCTGAGCGTTCCACAGTCTCTGCTGAGACATCGAGTTGTCCTTGACCGGGTTGCTTCCGTTCATGACTGCGCCCTGCATCTCCCAATGATCGCCGTCAATCTCAACCCACACTCGGGTTTCATACACCCGGTTGGTATTCCCCTTGGAATCAGTGAAGGCAACGTCTGTCTTAATCAGGCTCGAGCCTGTTTCCAAATTACTGCAAACTCCCCAGTCAACTTTCTCAGCTCCGTTCTGATGCAGAAGGTCGATTGCCTTTGCCCAGTTGAGGTAGAGAAGCTTGATGGGCTTGCCCCTGTCATCCTTGCCGTCACGTTCATCGCAAAAGGGCGTGACATCTATCTTTCTAAGTTCATCCCAGTTTTTAAGCATTGCTACTCCCTTTCATCTTCGCCCACTTCTCTTTGTAGGCTTCGTAGATCGCCCGAGCGCAGGCCTCGCACATCTTGGTGTCATCCACATGGATGAGGTCGATGCTGTTAAAACACTCGCCACACCAGTCGCACTCTTCGGCTTCCTCCAAGCTGTCGCTCCCACACTTCGGGCAACACATGTAGGTTATTTCCCCACGCATGACTCCCTCACCTTCCCATTCGGAATAGCACCCCGCATCTTCCTCATCGAAGGTCTCCCCGCAGTCACAGCATATCCACTTTTGGCTCATGTCATTTCCTCCGTTCCTTGTTTCTCAGCGCAAGCCGCTCGTCGTTGTACTTCTGATAGTCAGCCTTCAGGTAAACCTTCTTGCGGATGTGTGCGTTGTACATCTGCTCGAGGATTTCTACCGCCTGTTCAGTCGTGGCTACCGGGGTAATCAAGAACTGCTGTGAGTAGAACTGTTTCGCCATCCTTTCGTTGTCAACGCCCTCATGCCTGAAGGCAAAGGCTAAAGCGTAGAACCACAGTTCCTTGCGTCCGCCAATCCTCTTTGCGTCAATGATGTCAACGAACTGTGACTCGAAGCTCAGGATGTCCATTGCCGTCATGTACTCGGCTTCGGAACACTTGAACATTCCCGACTGTACCGTGGCGTTACATCCACTGCCCGAATTGCCGTTGATGGCGTTGACGATTGCCAGTAATGACAATCTTGGGAATGCCTTCATTAAGTTTTCAAGGTAGATGTACGAGACATCTCTCTGCACCGCATAGCTGTGGATGTAATCGGTCAGCTTCCAGTTGGACTGGTGGATGTTCATCTGAACACATTCGTTGATGCCAAGTCCGTTCTGCATGATGTAGAGAACCGGGATGCCGAGTAACTTGCATGCCTCAAGTCTTCCCTGCCCGTCGATTACCTCGTACCTTTCATTCACAAGAATCGGGGCATCGAGGTAGCCGACCTTTTCGATTGATTTAACAATCTTCTGCGCTCTCTGATGGGTGACGTTGCGGTTACCGTCAAGCGGTCTGAACCTTTCGTATTCATCAGTGCGGTAGTAAACACCTGCTTTTTCTCTCATGTTTTTCTCCTGTGTGCGTCATCTTTATTGTTCTCAGCAGAGCCGTCAGGACTCTGCGGTGAAATGTGTACCTCTCGTTGACCCGGATCATACCCGCCACCATGCAAGGAATCCGCCGCATACCATCATCAGCACTCCGCAGATGCTGTACCGCATTACCTGCGACAGCTCCATGCCAAGATCGCTGTTCCCTGCCATGCCGAGGCAAATGATGAAGCCGATGCAAAAGAGCAGGTAGCCGATTCCGTGATAAATCTGATTAAGTGTCTGCTTCATCTTCCTTCTCCTTGTTGAGTGCGAGGCTTACGACAGCCCCGATGTTGTCCACCATTGCGTCCGTGATTTCACGGTCGGTGTAGAGATCCCATGCGATGTCCGGGTTGTCTAGGGCTTTCCACCCATTGCTGTGAAGCCTGACCCGTGCCAGTGAGACGTGCCCTGAAAAGTCAAAGAACAACGTCGGCAGGTCGCCAGTCTTTTCCTGTTCTCTGTCTTCAAAGCCGTTGCCATCAAGGACGATGTCCAAGAGGCGGTGCAACTGTGCCCGGTTCTTTTTCTGAAGTTTCTTTGATAACATGTTTTTTCCCCCTGTGTGTGTTAATCGCCCATCAAGTCTGTGACCTTCACCCCAAGTGCATCTGCGACACTTTGAAGATTTTTGATGGATGGGCTGTGTTCGTCCCATTTTAGGAAGGCGTATCGGGTCAGCTTAGACTTCTCGGCAAGCTGTTCCCAAGTCATTTTCTTTTCCTTCCTGATTGCGTCTACCTTCTCTTTGATGTTCATTCTTCACCACCCTTCCTTAGATGCGTGTTGAAAAAATCCATACAAATTCATTGACTGCTTGCGGAAATTATTCTACAATCATCTTGTCGGACATAACTGAAAACATTCGGCAAGCGTTTTCTGTAATGCGTTTTTTTTTCAACCTCCAAAGTCCATTATACAGAAAACTTTCAGCTTGTCAATGATTTCTTGCGGATTTTTTTCAACTTTTTTTCGCAGAGGGATTTTGGGATGATAAG